AAAGAAGGCAATGTCATCAACTCATGCAGTTGATGTCCTACAACATGCCAGGCGTGAGTTCTCTCAATTGACACAACCCACACATACACCGGGTATGGCAGAAAACTTTGCTGATGGTAAAAACCCCGGACGCAAAGGACTTGCCAAACGTAGTGGTGTTAATACCAAAGCCAGTGTTAGTAGTCTAAGAAAGACTGCTAAGAACAGCTCAGGCGAAAAGCAACGTATGGCGCATTGGCTGGCCAACATGAAAGCCGGCCGCGCCAAAAAGAAATAAGAACACACTACCTTAGGAACGCTTTGCGTTACATAGTGTTGCCCGGCTGCTGGGCTGGATATTATGGGAGTCGTGCCCCGGAATGGTATCCTAAAGTGAGCAATAATTCCAAATTCCTCTTGCAATATCAAAATAAGTAGTGTATAATAAATCAATTAACAAGGAGATTTAAATGTCAGCACGTATGTTTAGCGGCGAACAAAAAGCCAAACTCACACAAATCATCAACGAGGGTATGACCGTACTTCAAGAAATTGAAGATCTTAATGCTGGCCTTAATGATACTGTTAAAGCCATTGCAGAAGAAATGGAAATTAAACCGGCTATCCTAAAGAAAGCAATCAAGATTGCACAAAAGTCTAGATTAACCGACACCAATGCCGATCATGAGGAATTGAATACAATTCTAGAAACAGTAGGCAAAACGCTTTGATTAATATGCTGGAAGGGTGGTTTAATACCACCTGGCATTTTGCTAAAAAGGATTATCAAGAGTGGCCGTTAAGGTTTACTCTTGAAATGGTAGCATGGGCCGTAAGCATTGTCTGTAGTCTTGGCATGATGCTTACTGTACCTAACCCACCATTAATTTGGCTGTACCCAGCTTGGATAACAGGCTGTGTGATCTATTGTTGGGCGGCGTGGACTAGAGGTTCGTTTGGAATGATGGCAAATTATTTGCTATTGAGCACAATTGATCTAATTGCTCTTATCCGCATGATAAGTAAAGTAGTATAATAAGCCTCGCCCGCTTTAAGGGCATGTAGAGTAAGTGTAAGCTCAAAATTACGCACAGGAGAGTAAATGTCATATATTGACGCATTGTTTGATCGAGACAAAGATCGTATTCACGTTGTAGAACGTGTTAACGGCGAACGTACTTATAAAGAGTACCCAGCTAATTATGTATTTTATTATGACGACCCTCGCGGTAAGTTCCGCACTATCTATGACACACCCGTGTCACGATTTGCTACACGCAACGGAAAAGAATTTCACAAAGAACAGCGCATTAACTCTGGTAAGCGACTGTGGGAAAGTGATATCAATCCCATCTTCCGTTGTTTAGAAGAAAACTACCTAGGTGCTCAATCGCCTAAACTACAAACAGCCTTTTTTGACATTGAGGTGGACTTTGATCCACTGCGAGGCTACTCAAAACCCGAAGATCCATTTAACCCAATAACATCTATCTCAGTGTACTTAGACTGGATGGATAAAATGGTCACGATGGTGGTTCCACCTAAGAGTTATAGTTGGGAAACCGCACAAGAAATTTGTGATAAGTTTGATAATTGTTTCTTGTTTGAACGAGAAGAGGATATGCTTAATACATTCCTTGACTTGATTCAAGATGCGGACATCTTAAGCGGTTGGAACTCGGAAGGGTTCGATATTCCTTATACCACTATGCGTATTACTCGTGTGCTATCCAAGGATGATACACGACGTCTATGCCTATGGGGACAAATGCCTAAACAGCGTATGTTTGAACGCTTTGGTGCTGAACAACTTACATTTGACTTAATTGGTCGTGTACACCTAGACTATATGCAACTGTATCGTAAGTACACATATGAAGAACGTCACAGTTATTCATTGGATGCAATTGGCGAATACGAAGAAGTAGGAAGTAAGTTGGCCTATGAAGGTACACTGGATCAACTCTACAACAAAGATTTTGAAAAGTTTATTGACTACAATAGACAAGATACCCTATTATTGGCTAAGTTAGATAAGAAGTTACGATTCTTAGACTTAGCAAATGAACTTGCTCACGACAATACTGTATTGTTACAAACCACAATGGGTGCGGTTGCTGTAACAGAGCAAGCAATTATCAACGAAGCCCACGCCCGTGGGATGGTTGTGCCTAATAGGAGAAGTCGAGATGATCAAGGAAATACGCAAGCCGCAGGTGCCTATGTTGCTTATCCCAAAAAAGGAATTCACGAATACGTCGGTGCAATCGACATCAATTCGCTCTATCCCTCGGCTATTAGAGCCCTCAACATGGGACCGGAAACAATCATCGGACAACTCCGACCAGTAATGACAGACCACTACATCAAAGAAAAGATGGATAGTGGTAGTAGTTTTGCTGATGCGTGGGAAAACATGTTTGGTACTTTAGAGTACAATGCAGTAATGACTGGAGAAATAGGCACTGAAATAACTGTAGATTGGGAAAATGGATCCAGTGACGTAATGAGTGCCGCAGATGTATGGCGCCTAATATTTGATAGTAGACAGCCGTGGACATTGAGTGCTAATGGCACTATTTTTAAACATGACACAAAGGGCATTATTCCTGGGTTGTTAGAAAGATGGTATGCTGAACGAAAAGAAATGCAAGCTAAAAAGAAAACCGCAACATCTCCTGAAGATACGGCGTTTTGGGACAAAAGGCAACTCGTTAAGAAAATTAACCTCAATTCGCTTTACGGTGCGATCCTTAACCCAGGCTGTAGGTTCTTCGATCAACGCATTGGCCAATCGACTACGCTTACGGGCCGTATTATCGCCAAGCACATGGACGCACATGTCAATGAAGCAATCACAGGTACGTACGATCACGTTGGGCAAAGCATCATTTACGGGGACACGGACTCGGTCTATTTCTCAGCCTGGCCGCAAATCAAAGAGGAAGTAGCTCGAGGCAATATGGAATGGTCTCGTGAAACGTGTGTACAGTTATACGATACTATTGCTGAATCAGTTAATGAATCATTTCCTGCGTTTATGGAACGTGCTTGTCATTGCCCACGCGAGATGGGTGCGTTAATTAAAGGTGGACGAGAACTTGTTGCTAGTAAAGGTCTCTTTATTAAAAAGAAACGCTACGGCATTTTAATCTTTGACATGGAAGGTATTCGTGTAGATACACACGGCAAGCCAGGCAAGATGAAAGCTATGGGACTTGACCTTAAGCGGTCCGACACTCCTAAGGTTGTACAAAACTTCCTAAGCGAATTGCTGATGGACGTATTAACCGGTGCAGAAAAGGAAGCAGTTATTGCCAAGGTCAAAGACTTTAAATTATTGTTTGCTACTCGACCAGCGTGGGAGAAAGGTACACCTAAACGTGTAAACAACTTAACCAAGTATGCGGCAGAAGAAGCACGTCTAGGCAAAGCTAATATGCCGGGCCATGTACGTGCGGCCATGAACTGGAATAATCTTAAACGTATGCACGGTGATAACTATTCTACTACTATTGTAGATGGTATGAAAACTGTTGTATGTAAACTTAAAGACAATCCAGTGGGTTATACTAGTGTAGGGTATCCGACTGACGAGACTCATATACCTACGTGGTTTAAAGAGTTGCCATTTGATGATAGTACAATGGAGTCAACTATTGTAGATCAAAAAGTAGAAAACTTACTAGGTGTGCTAGAGTGGAAGATTGCTGAAAGTACAGATATTAAAACAACATTTGATGATCTATTTACATTTGAGTAATCATGAAAAAACTAACTCAACTAGTACACCTCCGTGAACAATTGACGCAGTCATATGACCCTGCGCCAACAGCAAATGAACTTATACATTTAACTGACCGTATCGATTCTATTATGGCAGAGGATGTAAGTAAAGACCATCGAGACATACTAGAAAATTTCCTGTGCGATTTTGATGAATTGCATATTAAATTACAAGAAAACAAAAATAAGTTTAATGCTATCATTGATCGGATTAATCAAGAAATAGGAGCAGAAGGCACCAAGTTCTTTAGTGACAACTATGGTTTAGAGCTACGTGTAGAAGCAGAAGCTACTAGTATTATTCGTAATGTTCGAGTAATGGAATTATCTGAATCCCTCCAGGCTGAAATTCTAAACAGAGTACAACTGTACGGCGATTGGCATTACCCAGCATTGGAAATTGGCTGTAGAGATGGCGAGTGGACTAGACACTTGGTAGCCAATGATCCGTTGTACATAGTCGATCACTATAAAGAATTTCTTGATTCTGCTCAGTCAAGATTTACACCAGAATATCAAAATCGTATTAGACCTTACTTGATACAGGACCAGGACCTGAGTGCATTGCCACAAGGACAAATGGGATTTGTATTTTGCTGGAACTATTTAAACTATCGCAGTTTAGATACTGTAAAAGAATACCTGAAGTCAGTCAAAGATTTACTACGTCCAGGTGGCACATTTATGTTCAGTTACAACAACGGAGACATACCGGAATGTGCTGGATACGCCGACGGACATTGGATGAGTTATATTCCAAAATCTATGCTGTTGCCCTTGTGCGAAAGCATTGGTTACGATGTTATCTTGGCCCGAGACATTCGAGGTGAAGGCACATCAATCAGTTGGGTCGAAATACGCAAGCCCGGCGAACTTGAAACAGTAAAAGCTCATCAGGTAATGGGCGAAATACGTCAAATAATTATTTGACTTTGTCTAAATAAACCTATACACTACTACTATTACGGAGAAAACTATGTTTGATTATTTAAAAGATATTGTGCAACACACTTATGGCCTAGGCGTTATTTCAATGCTAAAGGTTACTGGTACTAAAGAAGGTACTACTATTAACGCATTTGACCAGGCAACTAAAACGGTTATCCTAAATGCAGACTTTAAAGCGCCAGTTGCTGGCTTTGAAGGTGTTTTTGGAATGCCTAACTTGGATAGACTAAACACTATTCTTAATATTCCTGAATACAAAGAAGGTGCAAAGATTACTGTTCAAACACAAAAAGATTCAGAAGGTACGGATGTACCGGCTAGTATCCAGTTTGAAAACAAAGGTGGCGACTTTAAAAATAACTATCGCTTTATGACAACCTCTGTTATTAACGATCAACTCAAGAACGTTAACATGAAGCCAGTCAAGTGGGGAGTTGAAGTTGTTCCAACTGCACTTAGTATCCAGAAATTAAAGTTTCAAGCAATGGCACACTCTGATGCTACTACATTCAGTAGTAAAACAGAAAATGGAGAACTAAAGTTTTTCTTCGGTGACAACAGTTCACACGCAGGATCATTTACATTTGCAACAACTACCGGCAGTTTGAGCAAGCAGTTGAATTGGCCGGTCGCAGTTGTTAATAGTATTCTCAGCTTACCAGGTGACAAGACATTTAAGATCAGTGACGACGGTGTTGCTGAAATCATTGTTGATTCTGGACTTGCTGTATATCATTACAAGTTGCCAGCACAAACAAAATGATAATTGATGCTGGCATTTTAAACGAATGGCAATACAAAGGTCATTGTTATGGCGAATGTATGAGCCATTGGGGTAGTGCATACATGTATGTTCATATCCCAAAGAATGCCAGCTCGTGGACTAAACCCAATCTTAAAGATTTTGGGTGGGAGTTTTATAATTATCACGCAGACCAGTTAGACAAACACGCATTGGTTGTGTTGCGTGATCCGGTAGAACGTTGGGTAAGTGGTATAGCAGAATACTTTACTCTATATCACAACAATTTTAACACATGGACGTCTGATGTGTTTGATTTGGTATTTGATAGAATAACATTTGACGATCATACAGAACGTCAAGTAAAATTCTTACATGGGCTAGACACAGATAACTGTACGTTTTTTGATTTTGATAATTATCGTTTAAATTTTAGTGTGTGGATCAAAGAAAACTACGGCGATAACAAATACGATCGTTATGAATTCCAACACGTGAGCGAACACAGTCCAGAACGAAAACGGTTCAAAGAAATTTTCAATCGTGAGTTACAAAATTCTAAATACCTAGAACAAATTAAAAACCATTATGCAAAAGACTACGAATTAATTAACTCAATAAAATACTATGGCTCAAGATAACTTAACTGCTAAACAAAACGACTATGCTGTGTTCCTTCCAGCTATTAGTGGTTTCTATGCCACCTTTGTGGGCAAGCAACGCAATGAAGCTTATGTAGACCCTGCACGTTTTCCGCAGGGCCTAACAGATATGGAGCAAATGAATTGGTTAAATCCCATCAAGGCATTGTTCCCATATAAGTGGTCACTTTACTCCGGTGGCCACGCAAACCTCGATCTGAACAAACAAGATTGGAGCGAGGATATGGTACGCAATCGTGATCCCAACACACTAATGCTAGGCGACTCTGGAGGATTCCAGATTGCCAAAGGATTATGGGAAGGCGATTGGAAAGCCGGCTCAGGTTGCCCGAAGGCCCAGAAAAAACGTGAACAAGTTTTGGCTTGGCTGGACGGCATCGCTGACTATGGTATGACCCTTGATATTCCAACCTGGGTTGCACTGGATAAAGAAGCAGGTAAAAAGTGCGGTATTGGCAGTCATCAGGAAGCTGTTGATGCTACCAAATACAACAACGATTACTTTATGGCCAACCGCAAAGGCATCAAGAACGGCGGCGTCAAGATTCTCAATGTGTTACAAGGTGCCAACCACCCCGATGCCGAAGAATGGTATCAAACAATGAAACACTATTGTGATCCTGCACAACACCCCGACACCCACTTTAATGGTTGGGCCATGGGAGGCCAGAACATGTGTGATGTAGATTTAATTTTACGCAGATTGGTAATATTGCGTCACGATAACTTGCTACAAGAAGGTGTGCATGATTGGATGCACTTCTTGGGCACAAGCAAACTAGAATGGGCAGTACTACTTACAGTAATTCAACGTGCGGTGAGAAAATATGTTAATCCAAAATTCACAATTAGTTTCGACTGCGCCAGCCCTTTTCTGGCCACAGCTAACGGGCAAGTTTACTTTGAAAACGTATTCCCAAATAATGGAAAATGGAGTTACCGTATGGCTCCATCGGCTGACAATAAAAAGTACGCCCTTGACACTCGCAAGTGGAGTGACGGAGTCGTTGCAGATGGAGTCTACCCGAGATGGGAAGATAGTCCTCTTAGCAATTTGTTACAGATGAAAGACATTTGTATCTATAAGCCGGGAGTAGTTAAAGCAGGAGTAACCATTGATGAAACTAATTTTCAAGAACCGGGATCATATGACGTATTACCTGATGTTAATAAGAACGGCAAATGGGGTAAGACGTCGTGGGATAGTTTTAGTTACGCTCTGTTAATGGGTCATAATGTATGGATGCATTTGACAGCAGTACAAGAAGCTAACCGACGCTTTGATATTGGTGAACATCCTGCCATGATGCGTAGTAGCGGACCTGGCGGCGAATACTTTGAACACTTGGTTGAGCGAATTTTTGCAGAACCAGACAAAGACAAGGCATTGAAAATAGTCGATGATTATAGTACTTACTGGACTGAAATTATCGGTACACGTGGCTTTAAAGGTAAAAAAGCTATCAATGGTACCGCGTATTTTAATTTATTGTTTGAAGAAGAAGGCAGTTCAACCAGCGAAGAAATTGCGCCCGAAGAAGAATTTGATCAATCAAAACTAGATGCATTGGAGAATGAATGACCATTACTGCACGTATTAAACACCTAGAAGAACAACATAAAGTGTTGGATAAAAAAATTGACGGCTTGGAAAGTACTGGTGCTTTTCAAGACGAACTATTAAACAAATTGAAAAAACAGCGGTTGCATATCCGAGACGATATTGTTAAACTTAAAGCAACCGTTGCATTTGAACAAAGTAAAAAAGATAAATTATGAACAGAGCAGGACATGAACAAGTAGACTTTTTTATAGGTCGAGAAGTAGAACACAGCCCAGCGTTTGGACACAAAACTCTATTTGTAGTTGGAATAAATGATGCCAGTGTTATTGTTAATCTAGTCAAGAACAATAATTGCACACACGTTTATTTTGGTGCAGATCAAAGTTTTCCCAATCCAGACGTCAATGACGGCCCTACATGGCGTGAGTGGGAAGGAATGATCTTGGAGTGTTTACAAAGCGGATTGTTATGTACACTTGATTTAGATGTTAGCTCTGTTGAAGGTCTAGCCGAAAGTGGTCTAATCGAGTACAACAACTTTATTCCCATGATCAGTGTCAAGTTACCGTACATACAATTACTTGGGTACAATGCTACAATTAAACTAGACGACAAGGATTTTGCTAAAACAAATCCCGGAGTTTGGTGTCATAGCCTGCATGATTTAAAGGACCGTAAGGTATTTACGGATTGGTCTAAGTACACGCAAGACGAAGTAATAAAATGATCAAGTGTCCGCTTCCGTGGACAGGAATTGCTGTTGAACCAGATGGTGCTGTCAAGAACTGTGCTATCAGTCAACGGCCCATTGGTAACTTGCAATACAGTACCATCGAATCAATTCTAGATAACAATATCAATCAAGGCATACGTGATAGTTTGTCAAACAGTCAGTGGCCAAAACCCTGCGCTCAATGTGAACGTGTTGAACAACTGGATCCGTTGTTTAGTAATCGTGCATATCAACTTGAGTTGCATCGAGATGCCAATATTGATTATATCGGATTGCATAGTTTAACACAATTGGATTTGCGATGGTCTAACACCTGTAACTATGCTTGTGTGTACTGTAGTCCAGCATTAAGCAGTCAATGGGCAAGCGAACTAGGTGTAAAAGTCAATGCCGGGCGTGATAATTTTACAAAATTAAAAGATTATACATTTAGTCGCCTAAACAATCTTAAAGAAGTTTACCTAGCCGGCGGAGAGCCGTTGCTTATTAAAGAAAACCTAGAGCTATTAGAAGAACTACATCGAGTCAATCCAGATTGCCTGATACGTATCACAACCAATGCAAGTACATTAACCAACAAGATCTACAACAAGATTCGAGAGTTTAAGAATGTCAAATGGGAAGTAAGTGTAGAGGCCATGGGCACAGAGTTTGAATACATACGCTATCCAGGGGTTTGGTCTGAATTCAACAGTAACCTACACCAACTAATAAACGAATGGGAAAATGTAGGAATCACCATGAATTACTTTTTGCTTAACGCAAATACCATTATCAAAACTGGTTTGTACCTGAACAATATGGGAATTGATTTGAATCGTATTGCAATCCATCCAATTACTGGACCAAAGTTTTTAGATGCCCGAAACATAAAAGATTTAGATCGTGTGACCAATTATCTAAATACCTATACTGAACAACAGACAACTTTTGGTAAAAGCATAGATAATTGTGCAAAATTTCTTGCCAAACCGTTTGACAAAGATATAGAGAATGTAGTATACTCATTGAACAATATAGATAAACGTAGAAATTTAAATTTTACCACAACCTTTCCCACCCTTACTAAACTTTTAGATAATTAATATGAATCAAGAGCAACGAGAACAAGTAGAAAGAATTAAAGATGCGGCACAACGACAAATTTGGGTCACATTTCAAAAGGAAGGCATTCATTGCTATCCAGCCGCGGCAACTGATCCTAACTTGGCAACGGGTGACGAATATGATGTTAGTTTTCTTGGTACTCCTCACCGTCATATCTTTCATTTCAGGGTGTCAATCGATGTGTTCCATAATGACAGAGACATCGAGTTCATCCAGTTCAAACGCTGGCTTGAAAACTTATACTCTGGGACCGGTCCCTTTAATGAAAATCGAGTTCTAGAATTAAACTATAAGAGTTGCGAAATGATCGCAGACGACTTGTACATACAAATTGCCGCACGTTATCCCAATCGTGCTGTAACCATTGAAGTATCCGAGGACGGTGAAAACGGATGCGTCATTAATTACAACCTTACCCGTCCAACACAATCAATCGTAATTTAAAGGAAATATCATGGCCAAACCAGAATGGCTCGCTAAGTATCTTCGCATGAAACCCGAAGTAACTACAATTTTTGAAGACCTAGAAGTCTACGAACAGTTCTGCAAAGACTACGGTTACCCGTACGACGAGAAGCACTTGTATAACGAACGTACTCCGTATGGTGAGTATATCAAGATGACTAAGGGTCGTGAACCATGGGATCAATGGCGTACTCCCAAGCGTGAACGCAAGGACTTTAAGCCACGTGATACCAATTGGAAACCAAGGCAGTGGCAACAATGAAACTAGCACCGCAACAACCAGCTGAAGGTATTTTAAAACACGGCGATTGGGGAGATAGCAAGATGTACAATGTACCATGTACTTGTTGTGGTAGCGACTGCGAGCATACTGTATGGGTAGAAGCAGAGGATACCGGAGTTACTGTTACTACCTACACCAAGCAAAAGTCCAATTGGTGGTCGTTGAATCGCTTCCAACTTGTTTGGACTCTGCTCACTCGAGGTTATGTTGAGTACGAGGCCAGTATTGTTATGACCAAACAGCAGGCCCTTAACTATGCAACAGTATTAAACTCTGCTATTAAGGATGTGGAAGAATTTAAAAAGAAAAATGTATAAACTAAGATATTATATGTCAGGCGGTACGCTAGTGTCTAAATACTTTAAGACGCTACACGATGCTACTGTATTTTCTATATATCAAATAGTGGCTGGCAATATATATTCACTTGACAAGGTAAAAAATGACAAACCCGTTTAGAGATCAAGAAAAATTTATGAAGTCGTGTGATCAAAGTACTGACTCATATAACAAGTCACAATTTAAATTATATACAGATTTGATCGAAGAAGAAGTTAATGAATTGTTTTGTGCAGTACGTGACAATGATGATGTAGAACAATTAGATGCACTAGTTGATATTTTAGTTGTTACTATTGGTGCTATTCATAGCGCCGGGTGGGATGCCGAGGGTGCGTGGAAAGAAGTTATGATGACCAATTTTGCTAAAATTGATCGAGAAACCGGCAAGGTTCGTAAGCGTGAAGATGGCAAGGTATTAAAGCCTACTGGTTGGGAACCACCCGATCTAAGACCGTTTTTAAAGAAAGATTAACATGAGAAAATTATGGTACATGGGCCTAGAGCCCTACAAAGCAAGATATACACTACAGTTGCAAGACTGGAACGAAGCAGTCTTTGAACGCCGTGGTATTGACTACGAACTGGTCACTGGCGAAACACTCAGCAACGATCAAGCTATTGTTACAGGGCAAGTGCTAGATGCACATGGACGTACTTACTTTGGTATGAGTCAGCTGATGAATCTTGTACGCAAGATGAAACAAGGAGAAGTTACAAATGAAGATGTTATCTACTTTGAAGACATGTTTCAACCCGGTATTGAGAGCTTGCCTTATATTATGGATCAAATCGATCCTGCTCATCGTCCTCGCATTGCCGTTCGTTGTCTTGCTCAAAGTATTGATCCCGATGACTTTGTACATGTCTGGGGTATGCAAAAGTGGATGGGCTTGTATGAAAAGATGGTTGACTCATTTGCGGATATCACACTAGCTAGTAATGAAGAAATGGCCATGCATATGAAGATTGCTGGTTGGGAAAGTCCAATTTATAACATTAGCGGACTAGCATTTGGTAAAGCAGAAGTTCGTGATCGTGTACCCGGTGAACTAAAGCCATTTCAGGATCGTAAACGTCGTGTGGGCTTTGCCGCACGGTGGGATCAAGAAAAGCAACCCGACTTCTACATGGACTTGATTGAAGCATGGCACGTCAAGCATAAAGATAATTTTCCAATGAATCAAGTTGAGTTTTGCATTTTTAGTGGTGCTAAACTTAAATCAAATAATGATAGTTACATGGCTCGTACTAGAGATATGCAAGAGCGTGGGCTATTAACAATTTATGAGGATTTATCTAAAAATGAATACTATAATTTACTTAACGATACTCGTGTGTTATTTAATTGTGCTTTACAAGATTGGGTATCTAACACGGTATCAGAAGCCGATACTCTTGGTTGTAATGTGCTATATCCTGCTTATAGGTCTTTCCCTGAGACCTTTGCCAACGATGCTAGTAGGTTATATGTACCTTGGTCAATTGACGACGCTATGATTAAACTATGGGGCTTATTGCAAGCACCAAATGCAAATATGGGTAAAATTAGTAACTGGACAGACGGTACTATAGATAGAATTGTAGACATCCTTGAAGGCAAGGGTGAGCAATGGAAGCGTATGGATACGGATTATCGTAAACATACACATGAATCAAAATATTAAAAAGGAATTAAAATGTCAGCACATACGGAAATTAAAACAGCACTAGAAGCATACGAAGCAGAACACGCAAAATTTGAAGGTGGTAATAGTGCCGCAGGAACTCGTGCTCGCAAAGCATTAGCAGAACTAGGTAAAGCAGTTAAGGCTCGCCGTAACGAAATTACTGAAACTAAGAACGCTCGTAAAGAAGCAAAGGCTTAATTTATTAATGGAATACATTCTTTTACTGGTTGCTGGAGTATTGTCCTTTATTGCAGGACGTACTTCAGCACCTCTAAGAGAAGTTGAAGTACCAGATTTATCTGAAAAAGAACGGCAACAATGTCAATACATATCAACGCTAAATCAAACATTATTGTCGGAAGTTCAACAATACCGAAACATGGAAAAGAATCTCAGGGAGGAGATATGGCAACTAAAGCAGAAACTAAAGAAATTACAGCCGAAGATCTAGTAGCTGTACTTAAATTTACACCACGCACATACAAGATTAGTATGTGGGGTTATGGTGGCGAAAAGGTTATGGGTACCGTAGACCGTGAAGTATGGGATTACTGTATGGATAACCAAGTTGACCTTTCTGAAATTGCATGGAGCGACGAAGATACTGTTCAAGATGAAATGGATCTTGACATTGATATGTTGCCGTTTCCGCCAGGTAGTTGGTATGAATGTGATGATATGGCACATACCAGCGGTGTTAGCCGTAGTGCTGGTACACTACAGATTGAAGATGAAAACGGTAAAGTGGTATTTGAAAAGAGATTAGAAGATTGCGATGGTGGCAGTGAAGATAGTCCAGTGTGGAGTTGCAACGACGAAGCCTGGATCGGTAGCAAGCCAGACGGTACTGTAGTGTTTATCGGTAGCAGTAATGAAAAAGGTACATTCTTCGAAGGCGAAATAGAACTCCGTGAGCCATTTGACATTGAAAAGTTAGAACTGCATTACGATGAAATTGACGGTGAAGAACTGGTCAATGGTGTTGTGTATGATGGCGAAGACATTGATAATTTTGGTGGTAGTACAGATGGCAAGAGCAGTGACTTTGGAATGTATCTTGTAAAAGATAGCAATTCGTGGGACACTTATAGCCCAGAAGAAAAAGACTGGGGTCATCCTGAATATGGTACCAGTCCTAGTACTTGGGAAAAGTCTGAGACATTTAAGTTTAAGAAAGTTAAACCCACTATTGTTGGCTACTACAGTTGCACGTGGCGACACTTTGGTACAACTTACGGTTCAGCATACTGGGATGGCACACAATTTGGTGAGTGGGAATACGGACAGTTTAAACCAATCACCGGAGAGATTGTTACTTGGTCAGGTTATAATTGGGACACCGGTTCGTGGGTTAATCAACCGCCGGAACCAGCGGATGCACAATGTGATAAGAAAACTTGTGGCTGGACAGGCATGCGTGATCAAATGCGTGAAGATGATGACTACAATAGCCATTGTCCCGAATGCGATGGTACAGAGTTTACCTGGATTGATTACGATCCAGACTCTGCAAAGGGTCGTGCTAACCGTAAGAAGTATTGTAAACCGTGGGATCCAGTGGAGTCTTTAGAAAAGATTATCAAAGAGTTCCCTGTAACAGAATAAATTTAATTCAAGGAGACATAAAATGTTTGGTTCAAATTATATGAGTAACGGTATTTTAAATTATCGTTCAGCAGAAGAAATCAATAGTGCCATGGGTCGTGTTTACGGACATATGAGTCTAGCAGTTGTAGTATCAATGATGATTAGTTACTTGGTAGGTACCAGTCCAGAGTTGTTGCAATTCTTTTTCACTGGTGTACTAAAGTGGATTGTAATCTTTGCACCACTTGCGGCAATATTTGGTGTTGGTTATGTATTGGGCAATAATCCCAGCAAAGGTGTAGCACAGTTATGCCTACATGGCTTTGCGGCATTGATGGGCCTGAGCTTTGCCACTATCTTTGCTGTGTTTGCCATGGGGTCAATTGTGTCATCGTTTATGGGTGCGGCTATCTTGTTTGGTGTCATGAGCGGATATGGTTACTTTACCAAACAAAGCCTAGATAGCATGGGCAAGTTTATGATTGTTGGCCTAATTGCTATTGTTATTGCCAGCATCGTTAATATCTTTATCGGCTCAACTGTGATGCAAATGGTTATTAGTGCCCTAGCTATCGTTATCTTTTTGGGATTGACTGCGTATGACACACAAAAGATTCGTGAAGAACTCAGTGTGGATACTAGCCCTGCCGCAGAAGTTAGCGGTGCATTGACTTTATATATGGATTTTATTAATTTGTTTTTGAACTTACTACAACTTTTTGGAGATAGGAAATAATTATGACTTGGAATGTACCCAACGTGAATTTTGCCTTTAGACAAGGCGATCTAGCACCAGCAGAGGGAGGTTGCCCGATTGGTGGCGAGTTTGTATTTAAAACCACAGCAGACTTGTTTGCCAACAAGCGTGTGATCTTATTCAGCTTGCCAGGAGCATTTACTCCTACCTGCTCAACGTATCAATTACCTGGCTTTGAAGAACAGTTTGCTGATTTTCAAGCACAAGGCATTGATGAAATTTATTGCGTTAGCGTCAATGATGCCTTTGTCATGAACGAATGGGCTCGCCATCTTAACATTAAGAATGTTCGAGTTATCCCGGACGGCACAGGACACTTTACTCGATTGATGGGTATGTTGGTCAACAAAGACGCAATTGGCTTCGGCTATCGTAGTCATCGTTATGCGGCCATTGTCAACGACTGTGTAATAGAAAAACTGTTTGAAGAACCCGGTCGTGAAGATAACTTTGCCAGTGATCCGTACGGAGAATCAAGTCCTGAAAATGTAATGAGATACCTGAATAAAATCTAAATGACAACATTTACTACCGAAGATAGAGTGAACTCAATACCGCAATGCGGTTGTGGTAAGACACTACATCCTCCATACTGTGATGGTAGTCATGGGCGCAATGAACAACAGTACCAAGAATGGCGAGATAAAATAGAATTAGAAAATTATCGCAAAGAAGCCATGGGTTTATGGTTTGATGGGGGTAGCTGTACAGGCGGCAAACCAGAGTGAGTTTAAATCTAAAAATTGCTTGCTTAATAGGTGGATTCTATGCTATACTGTTATTAATATCGTGGATAGTGCATGAAGCAACTAAAAAATATAATGAATAAAGTTATTGTAACAGGTGGATGCGGCTACATTGGTAGCCATGTCGCACGAGCTTTCAAACAAAACGGTGACGAAGTTCTTGTCATTGATCGTGTATTGCGATTACATACTCTAAAGGATGTTGATGGATATCACATTGGCGACTTTGCAGACGATGCTAGTCTTGCGGCAATTTATAACTATAATCCTGATATTATTGTGCATTGTGCTGGCACTAGTCTTGTTGGTCCTAGCATGGAAGATCCTGGCGAATATTACGACAACAATATTAGCAAGACTATAAAGATGCTAAACTTTGTAAAAGGTTTTGGTAAGAAACCTGTTATCATGTTTAGTTCAAGTGCTAGTGTATATGGCGAACCGGACTGCTTGCCTATCAAAGAATATGATGATATCAAGCCTATTAGTCCCTACGGCAATACCAAGGCAATGACAGAAACTATACTACAAGATTTCTGGGGTGCGTATGCGTTGCCTAGTATGACATTTAGATATTTTAATGCGGCAGGTGCTGAACCCAATGATTTTGATCTTGGGCAAGAACCAGAAGCTACTCATATTGTTGCTCGTGTATTAGAGGCCGCTATAGCAGGTCGTGCTGTTACTATCAATGGTTGCGATTTTGACACTGAAGATGGTACGTGTATTCGTGACTACATTCATGTATGGGATATTGCAAGAGCACACGTTATGGGTGCAGAGTACATGCTAGGCAAGGATGCTATACACCACATAGGGCGCCATGTTTTTAATCTAGGAACTAACAAGGGTGTAAGCAATAAGGAAATAGTAGATTACGTGGTTAAAAAATACGGTATTCCGTTTGTTAATTATGGACCAAAACGGCTAGGTGATCCTGCAGAGCTTATAGCAGATGCAGGAGAGGCAAATGAAAAATTAAAATGGACACCCGAGTATAGCACGATAAATACTATTATAGATTCTGCATACAAATGGTATTGCAGTCAAAGAAAATGATAATCGATATTCTACCACCGGATACACATCTGGTTACTCTTGAAGAAACCCTTAATAAGGTGGGTTGGCCAGATCCGGTTAAACTCACCACGCTTAAAAAGAACAAACTTACAATCGTAGATCTGACACAAGAACCACACGATGCCGAGTATGTAGAATGGCTTCACGAATGTCTATTAGAATGTCATTTAAAATTTATATTACTAAGTCCAAATCCAGAAGATCATTTAGTCAACGACCGTACTGTGTTTTATGCACCAGATCAATCAGACTATAATGAAAAGTATCTCCCAGATCTTAAACGATGTATAGATACGCTGAGCTAGTACACTGGATGAGCAATCAGGACAATATGAAAATATTGCCTGCACAAGTAGATATTGATTTAACCAACGTTTGTAATCAAGACTGCTATTACTGCAACTCAGCAGACTTCAGAGCAGAAAAACCCGTACAAAAGAAATACACCGAGTATATTGCCTTACTAGATAAATTATCTAGTTGGAGAGCGCATACTCCAAACAGCTACGGCACAACACATACTATTACGTACCCCGGTGGAGGAGAACCTACTGTGTTAGTAAACTACGAACAAGTAATTGAACATACAATAGACTTAGGATTCCTGACCAGCATTACTACAAATGGTAGTAATTTAGATAGACTACTAGACACCGTACACGTAGACAAACTACGTAAAATTGCCTGGATTGGTATTGACATTGATGCTGGCACAGAAACATTGTACGAAGAAATACGTCGTAGTTTAACTGCTAAAAGTTTGTTTACTAAAGTCAAAGACAATGCACGTGGATTAATTGAGGCAGGAGTTAATGTAGATTTTAAAGCATTAATTAATCCTTTAAACGATACTCCCGAAGCAATGAATGATTTATTTAAGTTAGTTGCGGAACTAGGTGGACGTATGCTTTACTTCCGCCCTGTTATACTCGACAATCAAGCATACCCCATCACCGAACAGACTATTGCTCGGCTAGAAAAGTGTAGCCAAGAGTACAAGTTACCGTATTGGGCCAATCAAAACAAAACATTGCCACGTAACTATAAGAAATGCCACCAGATGTTTCACTTTCCTGTGTTCTGCGCCGATGGAAAGATCTATATTTGTTGCGAAGGCAAAGGCAATCCGCAATTTGAATTAACCAATTGGGATCAAGGTGATTTCCGAGATCAGTGGCTTAACGAACGCCACTATGATATATACAATAAAACTCGTGTAGAATTTTGTGCTCCATGTCGTCCTAATATTAGTAATATTAATATACAAAATATATTAAATAACCCTAAACAAATAGAAACATTATACCTATGAACATTACATTTCCTATTATTGAATTAATTGATCGCTTGGCCATTGCTGATGTTAAATTTAAACGTACCAAAGGTGCAAATGACGAAGAACTCACTTGGTATATGAATCAAGCACTACCTTACGATTTAACAGAAGTAGAAGATTTATATACAAATCTTGTTGCTATACATAATCAGATATGGGATTTAGAATCGGAATTAAAAACAGGACGTGAAGCCGAACTGCCTCTAGAAGAAATTGGACGTAGGGCTATTTCTATACGTGATTGGAACAACCAACGCATTCGTGTTAAGAACGCTATTGCCGAACGGTTAGAATGTCCTGTGAGAGAAATTAAACAAGATCATTTGAGTGCTTAAAATTTAGAATCTAACCAAGTACGAGATACTTTGCCACTTGGACTAACTGGAATTGAATCAACACACTCTAATACCATCGGTTTACATTGCGGACCTAGGCCGATTAAGTAACGTCGTATTTCTTCAGGGTCACAGGTACCCACGTACAAACATTTAACAGCATCATTTCCAAATATTACGCAATCTGCTAACCCGGGAATATGATTTAGCAACTGTGTTTCCAAACTGATAGGGTTTAGTTTTTTACCTTTAACATTAATTTGATCACGATGTCGTCCAAGTAATTTATAGTATCCAGCTTCGTCTTGTTCTGCTAAATCTCCAGTATTATACCAATCATCAGTGAACACAGTTGATCCTTTAATATACAACTGCCCGTCTACTATATCAGCTTCTATACCATCAGGTAACCCAATGGTTCCCATTCTACGTTGTCCATTCAATGGATTAGTAAAACAGTGGCTAAGTGCTTCTGTCATTCCAAACGCTTCAATGATCGGAACATTAAATTTATGTTTCAGTTCTGTAAATAGCGTATCAGGTAAGGCCGCACTGGCACCACGTATAAAACGTAAATGATCAAATTTAAGTTGGCTGACCACTCTGAGTACATCGGGTACAGCAGTAATAAACGTAGGAGAATGCTTAGCCATTGTGCGAATATCTTTTACAGGAACATAGGTAGTTTCGCAACCAGCAAATTGGGTGGCCCAGTAAAAGCCTTGGCCATGGGCATGCCATAAACTCATTATGCTTACATAACGATCGTTAGCAGTTATGTTATATGTGCTACAAATCTTTTGAGCCAGTATATCTATTTGTGATTGGCTAAAACTACAAAATTTACTATCGCCTGTAGTTCCAGAAGTGTACCAAAGCACACGTTCATTTGGATAGTCTCCGCCATTGCGTAGTTGGTCGCCGTCTTTGGTTATTAGTAAACTATAATCTGATTTGGCCAATAGGTATTCGTTTCGGCTAACAGCCGCATCGGGGTTAATAACCATAATGCTGTAGTTGGTCAGTTGAGGAATATAATCTTGTGGGTTAGTTACACACAGCACAGCACGTTTCATTTTGAGTACCAAGTAGTTGATTTTATTCTGTATTTATAGTATAATATTACATGACAGACGATTTTGCCTTATATAAACAAAGCCTCAACAACTGGATGGACTATGGTGTAATGTACCATGGTCGAGTTGATCCAATCTGGAGTAAACTCGACTTTGATTGGATTAAAACTTACTCAATTGAAGAGTTTGATCACAATGATGTGTGGGACAGTCCAGCAAGTCAATTTAAATTATGGCAAGAAGACCTGTATCGGTCTTGGGGACACAAGAAAGAAAATACAGAGCATTACATGGCATTCGACCCTGTAATTGATTTTGATGCCAGACTAATATTTAAAGAAATTGGGTGCCATAAGACTTTTCACAATTTTAATTTTATGCGGATTCCTGCAGGAATGATTATTCCCTGGCATTGTGATACGTATGCGTACTTTGTAAATAAATTTAATATAGCACCAGAACAAGTCACCCACGTTAAACGTGCCATTGTATTCATGGAAGACTGGTCGTTTGGGCAAACAGCACAATTTGGTCGTAGTGCGTTAAGTCACTGGCAAGCCGGTGACGTGTATTCTTGGGAACATGCGGCATGGCACGGTGTAGCAAACTTTGGCAACAAACCTATAACAGTAATGCAGGTAACTTATTATGACACAACCAACACTGACAAATCTTAAAACACTACCATATGGTGGCGCACAATATGTAATCAATGCAGATCGTGAAAAGTTTATACACGATAGTATTATTAAAGCCGCAAATGATCGTTGTTTATGGGACACTGACCTACAGCGTACATTCTTGGATGAATATTATTCTTGGATACAAAACACAACTCTAAATACTATTACAGGTATTGACAATTTTAAAGTTAAGGCATTTACGCAAGGTGCTACAGAAGCATTTGATAAATTTTATTTGAAAAATTCCAATGGTAGACTGCGCTATTTTAAAGGTGAGTATATGTATCATCAAGTTGCAGGACGTCAATATTTTAATGAAAAATCTAAATTCATCGAAGATGAAGAATTAACCGCCAATGATGTAGTAGTTATTAGTTTGCCCTTTAGTGACACAGGCAACGAACATCCTAGAATGAAAGAAGTATTAGAGGAATGTACTCGATTAAACATACCTGTGCTAGTTGACTATGCGTACTTAGGTATCTGCAGGGATATTACATTTGATTTAACATATCCGTGCATTACCGATGTTACCTTTAGTTTGAGTAAAACATTCCCTGTGCCACATTTGCGTATTGGTATGCGCTTAACTCGTCAAGACGATGATGATGCATTAATGGTTATGAACAAAACTGGTTACACAAATCGATTAGCAATACAAGTTGGATTAGATTTAATTCGAACATGGTCTGTAGACTTTATACCAACACACTATAAGCTAGCACAGGAACAGCTATGTCAAGAATTAGAAGTGGAAGCAAGTAATACAGTTATATTTGGTATAGACTCTAATAACAAATTCCCAGAATACAATAGAGGTGGACAAACTAATCGGTTATGTTTTGCTAAAATCCTTGACACTAAGATCTAAATACTATACAATAACACAATACTCGGAGAAGAAATGTCTGATAATAAACTAGTAGAAGAAGCACCGTATCATCCCGGATACGAAGATGCCGCAATGGCAATGAGCGACAAAGGTTACGAAGAAGGTTACCTAGGTGATGCTATTCGCTTCAACATGAAGCGTGATAAGAAACGTTTCTGGGCCGGTGACAACATTAGCGATTACTTACACGAAGGTGATAAGGAAATTTTAATCAACGAAGCCACAGAAGCTTTTGAAACAGTTTTAGATCGTCTGCTTATCGATCGAGAAAATGATCCTAACTCAAAAGGCACAGCTAAACGATTGGCTAAGATGTATTTTAACGAAATTATGGGAGGTCGATATGATCCGGCACCTAGCGCAACAGCTTTTCCAAATGATTCAGCGGATAGATACGAAGGTATGTTGGTTGTTCGTAGCGAACTGCGTTCTATGTGTAGTCATCATCACCAGCCTGTGTCTGGTGTTGCTTACATCGGAATCATCGCCGCAAATAAACTTATTGGCTTGTCTAAATATACTAGGATCGCTCAGTGGTGTGCTCGTCGTGGCACACTTCAAGAAGAATTATGTAACGACATCGCAAGAGAAATAATGCGGGCTACTGAGTCAGAGAACGTGGGTGTGTATATACAGGCCACTCACGGATGCTGTGAGAATCGAGGCATTATGGCACACTCGAGTTTAACACAAACAACAGTATTAAAAGGTGCTTTTAACACAGACCCAGGAACTAAAAAAGAGTTCATGGACAATATCAAACTACAACAGGACTTTGCCCCAAGATGAACTGGCTTAAAAGAAAACTAAGACGCTGGATACAAGAAGAAGATTGCTATGCTATAGCATCTCCAGTATCAAATACAATTGGTTCTAATTCTATTGACATGGAAGGTTTAGCTTTCCATGTTATGCCTGCACGAGGTGGTACAGTAGTACAAATTCGACAATACGATCGTAAATCAGATCGTAGCAACAATGTAACACATGTTATCCCCGACGGTGAGGATATTGCCGAACGCATTGGACATATTGTTAGTATGGAACTATTACGAGCATGATTAAAGGTATTAACTCATCAGGGCCGTACATAAATGTCAGTAACGGAATGCCAGGTAGCCCTTACATTAGTCCAAGAGATAACAATCCTGCTATTGGTATGGTTCGTATGAACGGGCAAAGCCTCGAAGCATTTGATGGTAGCGGCTGGATATCAATTGCAAACACTTATGCTGACGTTAGTCTAAATGGTGCGGCAATTACAGCTCTAGAATGGTGCCAAAAGAAAATGGCCGAAGAATCACGTATCAAAGAACTTGCCGCAAAGAACGTCACAGTAGCAGATGCCCTTGCTCGATTTGAGCAAGCACAAGAGCAACTCCGAATAGTGTTGACCCTTACAGACCAAGTATAAAACTGTTGCTTTTCTGCAACAGACCATAAAATCCCATTAATGTATAATACTAGTATCTTTAATGATTCTAGGTATTCAACATGAAACGTAAACTGCTATACACACTGATGTTTGGCACCGTAATTGTGCTAACTGCCTGCGGAGGCGGAGGCGGAGGCGGAGGCGGAAGTCCATCGTACGTTCAGCCTAGCACAAATGCTTCAATACAAACTGTTGCGAAATCAGTTAATCCTTTATCTGGCGCCGCCGGTTTTATATATTCCACTGTGAATATGTACAATGCCGATTTAACCGGAAATGGCACTGATAATATTGTTGTAGCCGGATCAAGCACAACTAATACCAGTAGCGTCATGAAAGTGTTTGGTTGGTCTGGTACCAACTTAGTTGATCAAACTGCACAATGGTTTATCCCAGGCGATAATATTATTAGTCCTGGTGCGGCTAAACTGTCTTTTGGTAACTTTAACGGCAACGGACGGCAAAGTATGTTTGTTGATCCAGGCACTGACAGTAATGGTGCTCCGGCAACTTCGGTATCTGTTTTTGTCAACAACGGCAGTCGGTTTACCAAATATAGTATTGCACTATCACACTCACTGGATAGTATGGACAGTACTACCTTTACCTATAACGGCGTTGACAATGTCTTGGCCCTAGGCTATCCATACTCACAGGCCATTATGGGAAGTACCACTAATGACTTTAGAGCTTACGCTGTCAGTAACTTGTCAGGTAGTGCTATTGCTAGTGGTAATTTCTTAGGCACAGGTGATCCAAGTTTTGTAGTAGGACAATTTGGATCATCAATTACCTTGGGTGCGACTCCTAATGCATTAGTTGGATTCAGTCAAGACGCCGGAACCGGTGCAGTTACTACACCGTTTATTCGCAACTTGCCGGTTCCGCTATTTAATACAGCACCGTACTTTGCACAAACTGGCGGCAGTAATACCATCCGTGTTGTTAAATACGACTTTGACGGCTCAGGCGCAGACAGCGTGTTTATTACTGCTATGCCAAACAACTGGCAACTAAGCCCATATCAATCTAGTATACAATTCCTCAAAAACAACGGAGCTGGTATATTTACAGACGTAACACCGGCCACAGTATCCGGATATGATATGACCAAGGCCGCAAGTACAAATCCAATTATTGCCGACATTTATAATACCGGTTTACCTGCAATTATATTACCAGCAACAAATGGTACACAGGTACTTGCACAAGTCAGTCGTGGACAGTATGTAGCAAGTATGGCCAATACTATTACCACTTTCCAAAACAATGTTAATAGTTTGGTGGGTAGTAGCCTAGATACCCAAGGCGGAACTACTACTTTTGTTAAAGGGCCAAACAATGCCTTTTATTTATTAGATATGGTTCCACTAAATATGCCAGATGGTTCTAGTCAGAAGGGTTTTTATTTAACACCACTTAGCACCAGTACGGTTGCTACTAATGCTCAAAGCGCCATTAATCTTGCTCGTACCGTATGGCCTTGGTTAAATGACGTTCAGCTTAATGCAATGATTCGAGCAACAGGCACAAATTTTGCCGGCATAACTGTCATTGACGAACAAGCATTATTTTCTCCCACTGGACCATTGGGTATATTTAATCGTCCTATCTCGGGTTATATTGCTGGTCTACAAACAGATGGTGCAGATTCACAATTAATTACCACTGATAGATTAGGTCGTACCTTTACCGCTAGCCTTGCTCCATTACATGCAAATGGGTGGACTAATTCATTTAACATGAACGGTGAGCACATTGACCAACATGAATTGTCTGGCCACACTGAATATTTAATTGCTGGTAATGTTAACAATGTTGGACCATTGCGTGTTGGTAGTGAAACTCGCAACATGTACAATACTGTTGGCAACGATCCCGGTGTTGGGCCTACACTAAATCAAATTAAAAATTATACAATCGGTATTCCTCGAATATGGGAAAAAGGAAATTGGTCAGCGGGCGCACAGTACACTACACTTAGTTATAATCCTTGGTTGGCATTCGGCGGCAGTTGGGGTATGGTCACCCAGACTGGCAACTTAGACCATACTATCAGATATAACAATAAAGGCTTTACTGCTGTAGCCGGCGGCACGTATACTACTACAAATATCACACCAGGGTTGATTACCAAGGTAAATGATATCTATGGTGTGTGGGGCGAAACTGGATATAAATGGGCAAACGACCTAGGTATCTATGCTGGTGTTAAACCTATTGCAATACGAGGAAATGTTGAAGCAAAGTTACCAACTAGTGTTGACACCGGGGGTAATTTAGTGTATACTGGTAAAACATTAGCACTTCAGAATCAGACTACAGGATATTTAAGAGCACTTTGGACTACTAACATTGATAAGAAAACTATGTATCGTATCAGTGGAACTGTAATGAGCAACGGGCAATCACGTATAATGAACGAATTGAGGTATTTCTTTGATTAATAAACTACTTAACTGGCTAGACAAGATTGGACGTAAACGTATTATTATGGATCGTATAAACGACGAACCATACCTAGAACGTTACTATGTATTCCTTAAGGATCGCGAACGTTTTCCCTTTAATGTGTTCTTACACAAGTTTCTCAAAAGCGATCCAGATGATGTGCATGATCATCCCTGGAACTATGCCACACTTATTCTCAAGGGCGGCTATTGGGAATGGATTCCGCAATTCAATCACGAAGGTAAAATGACCTGTGAAGTGGCAAAATGGCGTGGGATGGGACACTTTCGTATTTGTGATGCAACCAGTTATCATCGTATAGAAATAGATCCGGGGGTTGATACATGGACGCTGTTTATGCCCATGTGGAAAAGAAAAGATTGGGGTTTTTGGACTCGCAAGGGTTGGGTACAACACGAAGCATATTTACAATCAAGGGCAACAAAATGAAATTAAGCGAAATTATTACTATGGGTATTTTTGCAATTATCTTGGTTGCATTTATTATATATCAACATGGGCATTTTATAAAATGATACAACTTCCGCCCGGTTGTTGTGTGGCATATGAAATTCGTTTTACTGTGGGAGAACTTACAGATGAAATTGGTGAATGGTTTAATATGATTGGTGGGACTGCTACTAAGAAACAGTATTGGGATCATCGAGGTCGCGAACAATTTACAGTTCATGTACAATACGGTAAAGCAAAACCTAGTCACAGATTAGCAAATGGCGAAGTTCATAATATTATAAGATTCGATGGCACAGATGCTAGTACTGCAAGCATGTTCTTGCTCAAGTTCATGGATCAAATCGTTTCACACAATTTAAAGGAAGCAGAACATTATGTCTATTAGAAAAATATACTACAAAGAATCAACCGTCAGGGGTTGGGTACACGAAATTGTTCGTGGCATGTCTGCAGACCAATGGCGACCAGACTACATTGTGGGACTCACCCGCGGCGGCCTAGTTCCTGCTACCATGCTAAGTCATTATTTAGATGTGCGTATGGAAACTCTTAAAGTAAGTTTGCGTGATGATAGCGAAATGGGCCCAGAAAGTAACTTGTGGATGGCCGAGGATGCGTTTGGATATGTAAGCACCGATGTTGTTCCTAGGCCGGCCAATTCCATTGCATCAGATCCTGCTACACGCAAGAACATTCTTATCGTTGATGATATTAACGATTCAGGTGCCACGCTCAACTGGATCAAGCAGGATTGGCAAAGCGGGTGTTTGCCCAACGATTCTGGATGGGACAACATCTGGGGTTATAACGTTCGTGTTGCTGTGTTAATTAATAACGAAGCAAGCGATTTTAAAGACGTAGACTATGTGGGGTTAACCATTAACAAAATGGAAGAACCTGTTTGGTGCGTATTTCCTTGGGAGGAGTGGTGGCATTAAAAGATTTTTACCTAGACGAAACACTAGAATGGCATATAACCACACACCGAGAGTGGAATAGTTACTTGTCTAAAGAAACGGTCACCGACGAAGACCTGGTTGAAGTAATCAAAGGGCACGGTGGTTGTAGTATAACCGGCAGTGACGACGGTCCGGAGTTCAAAGCCCTACGTAACCAATTGGAAGAAATGGGTTACATCAAATGTGAACGCAATTGGTGGAATGGTGATCGTGTGATAAGGACATTTCGATTAAATGGATTACGTTTTAAAAAAGACACACAATTTTCATCTGGGGCGGCGTTAAAGTTTCATATGGATTTTTTAAGAAAACATCCGGAGTACGCAGAATGATACTTGTTGGAACATGGGTTGTTGTAGGATTCTTTAGTGCCATCGGGTGGTACGGTGCTAACTATTATGTTATTACTCCATATTTGCCTGAACCGGTGTTTAAAGAAAAACGAGTAGAAGAAACAAAACCAAAACAGGATGATGCTAAATAGTATTATCCCACAAACAGCGGCCTTCGGCGTTCATCCCGCTTTACAAACTCTGCCGCCTATGCTATAATTAACATAGGAGATCAAGCATGAATCAAGCAATACAATACAAGTACACAAGTACAAAAGAATACCATAACGCATTTCCCTGCGCTTATCGTCAATGGCGTGCCGATAGTCATTGTAACCTAAATCACGGGTATGCATTTAGTATGAAGTTCTATTTTGGAACTGATACACTAGATGTGCGTAACTGGGCGGCCGATTACGGTGGGCTTAAAGAACTTAAGGCCATCTTGGAAAGTCAATTTGACCACACTACCTTGGTAGCACAAGATGATCCAGAACTTGAATTCTACAAAGAAATGGAACGTCGTAAGTTGGCCAAACTAACTATACTGCCAGCATTGGGTTGTGAAGCACTTGCTGATCAACTGTACAAATTTATCAATGGTGTTTACATTCCAGATAACTGGGGACCGGGCGAAGCTAGTCGACTTTGGTGTTATCGTGTGGAAGTTCGTGAAACACAAAGCAACATGGCTTTCCGTGAAGGCCATCGTGAATGGAATGAAGATCTATTTGCTTAAAGTATGGAGACTTTGGGCAAAAGCCCTAGGTGAAAAAACAGGTAATACGGATGCAGAAGCAGACCGTATTGCTTGCATTCGTAGTGTAATTGTGTTAATATACATTGTTACAAACTTTTTTATAATTGCGGGCGTATTACGACATTGGAATGACTGATAAAATAAATGAAATTCTAGATATCCTCCAGGAGGAGTGTGCCGAAGTAATTGTTGCCATTAGCAAGATTCGCCGATTTGGAATTGACAACACATATAAAGATGGCGGAACACAACGTGAGCACTTGGTTCAAGAGCTTGGTGATGTTACACTACTAATTGAATTGCTTCAAGCACACGGTGTTTACACCGAACAAGAACTAATCAACGCACAACGCCGAAAGGCAGTAAAATTAACTAAATGGTCAAAGATATATGAGTAAAATCAAAATAGCAGAATTATTTTATAGCATACAAGGCGAAGGCCGTTACATGGGTGTACCAAGTGTTTTCTTGCGTACATTTGGATGTAATTTTAAATGTGCTGGCTTTGGTATGCCACGTGGCGAATCTAGCCACGAGGCTACTGATATTGCGGCCACACACAAAATGATTGAGTCTTTTCAAAAGTATGAAGACTTGCCCTTAGTTAGTACAGGCTGTGACAGCTATGCTAGTTGGCATCCAGACTTTAAAGACCTGAGTCCAATGCTTGAAAGCAACGCTATTGTTAATCGAATTATGGAAATACTTCCACATAAACGTTGGGAAGAAGAACATTTGGTTATTACAGGTGGTGAACCATTACTAGGGTGGCAACGTGCTTATGAAGATTTGTTAGAACATCCAAGTATGTGGCGGTTGCGTGAAATTACATTTGAAACAAACGGAACTCAACGATTGTCCGATGACTTTAAAAAGTATTTGTTTAAATGGTTAAAAGATGAACACAAAGAGTCCGTTGGTGCTACTAGTCCGCGAGTGATTACATTTAGTGTAAGTGCTAAACTACCATGTTCAGGCGAATCGTGGGATGAAGCAATTCTACCCAAGGTTGTTTGCGAATACGAATGGTATGGTACAGCATATCTTAAATTTGTTATTGCTAACGAAGCAGATTTTAAAGATGCTGAGTGTGCCATTGCGGCTTATCGCAAAGAAGGATTTAAAGGACATGTTTACTTAATGCCAGTAGGTGGTGTGGAAAGTGTGTACGCAATGAACAATAAGAATGTAGCATTGTTGGCTATGAAAAACGGACTACGCTATAGCGATCGATTACAAGTTCCATTATTTAAAAATGAGTGGGGTACTTAATTGCCAATACCTGGCATGGACTGGAAATCTGAAGCATTCCGAGCTCGATCTATTTGGCGGCTGAGATTTGTATGGAAGCCACGACGTAGTGCTATAACTGGTCGCTGGTTATGGCTACGCTATGCGTATGAAGGGACAGCAATGTACACTGGACCGGGTGAAGCTGTATTTGAGTTCAGGTACCACGAGCCTGCGGAACATATTATTTGGCAATTAAAAGGAAATTAAAATGACACAAGATCAAGTATTATTAGCAGTAGGTGTATGGTTGAGCTTGATGGTACTAGCACAACATTGGATTTAAGGAAAATATTATGGGAATGTTTGATCGATTAAAAGGCATTATAAAGAAACCCGAAGTAAAGGAAGAAGCTCCCAAGGCCGAACCAAAGACTAAGAAAAAGTCTGCTAAGGATATTGCTACAGAAAACGGGGAGCCGTGGGTTAGTGTATTAAGCGTAGAGCTTGATCCAGAGAATATTGGCAATGGTGCGTTTGAATTAGACTGGAATGATAAGTTTATTGCTAATCTAGTACGTGCCGGGTATCAGCAAAAGAAGGACGACACAGATGCAGACATGGTAGACCGTTGGTTTGCCGATGTATGCAAAAATGTTATTGCAGAAAATTACGAACAGTGGGAAGCCAATCAACCAATTGATGCTAGACCAAGAGAAATCAATCGCAGAGACATTGGCGATGGTAGAACGGAAGTAAGTTAATGACTGCATTAAAAACAAAACAAAAAGAACAAGCAGAATCAGATGCCGCAATAGCTGAATTTCTTGCCAAAGGCGGAGTAATACAAAAACTTGATTATAACGCAACAGGTTGGGTAGAAGGTCAGACCCAAATCTATGGTATGCCGCGTAGAGGAGCAGGAAGACCCAAAACACCAGAGGTCCCGGTAGATTCAACAGAATGATAGTATATGTAAATGGCGACAGTCACAGCGCCGGCGCAGAAGCGTTAAATCTACACGCATTTGCCGAAGACGATGGTCTATACTACGGACTAGGTCGTAAACCCCACCCCGAAAATCTTAAAGTTAGCTATGGATGTAATATAGCAAACGAGTTACACGCTATTCTTGAGTGTGATGCTGAAAGTGCTAGTAGCAACGACCGCATACTTAGAACTACATGGGATAGGATACAAGGTGTACAAGGGCTACCAACCAATCCTCCAAATTTAGTTATAATTGGTTGGAGTACATGGGAACGTGAAGAATGGACACACAACGGAGTAACCTATCAAGTTACTGCTAGTGGTACAGATGATGTTCCAGATGAACTTAAAACTCGTTATAAGGAATGGGTCATTGATCAACACAATTCATCGGTTGTTAACAAAAAATTAGTCAATATCCACGAGCGCATAGCCAACTTACATATTTCATTACTAGATAAAAAGATACCACATATATTTTTTAATACGTTTACATCGTTTAGTAATATTCGAAATCTTAGACATTTGGGTGCCGAAGAAATAGATTGGGACGGATGCTACATAGGACCGTACGATGAAGATCTTACTTATTATAATTGGTTAAAAGCCCAAGGATTCCAAACTGCAACTCCTACTAGCTACCATTTTCGGGCAGATGCCCATCTTGCTTGGTCTGAATACTTGCTCCAAAATTATGTCCAAAAGATATTGACAAGTTAATCATTAAATGCTATTATAACTACATGAGATATCTACTTGTTGACACCGCAAATACCTTTTTTCGTGCTAGACACGCCGCCCACCGCCAAGCCGATACCTGGGATAGGTTAGGATTTTCCATTCATGTAACGCTAAATAGTGTTAGTAAGGCCTTTAGAGACCAAAAAGCTGACCACGTTATTTTCTGTTTGGAAGGTCGCTCGTGGCGCAAAGACTTTTACGCACCATATAAAGCCAATCGTGCTGTAGCTCGTGCGGCACTCACAGAAAAAGAACAAGAAGAAGATCAATTATTTTGGGAATCGTTCGATAACCTAAAAGACTTTCTTGCAAATAAAACCAATTGTACAGTTTTGCAACACGGCAATTTAGAAGCAGATGATTTAATTGCTGGATGGATACAGAGCCACCCAGACGATCATCACACTATTGTATCTAGCGATACTGATTTTTATCAGTTACTTGCAGACAATGTAAATCAATATAACGGGATCGCAGATGAGCTCCATACTATTACGGGTATTTTCGACAAAAAAGGTAAAGCAGTCATCGATAAAAAAACTAAGGCGGCAAAAGTTATTCCGGACCCTAAGTGGATTTTATTTGAAAAATGTATGCGGGGAGACCCCACAGACAATGTCTTTTCAGCTTACCCGGGAGTTCGGAAAAAAGGAACTAAAAGTAAAGTTGGTCTTGAAGAGGCCTTCGCGGACAGAGAGGCGAAAGGCTTTGCGTGGAACAATCTCATGCTCCAACGTTGGACAGACCATAACGAGTCTGAGCACAGAGTATTAGACGATTATAATCGTAATGTAACACTAGTGGATTTGTCTGCACAACCAGATGATATTAAGCAACAAATAGCAGAAACTATTGCGGAAGGCGCAAAGCCACTTAGTCGCCCAATGGTAGGCGCACAGTTCTTAAAGTTTTGTGGCAAGTATGATTTAATTAAAATGTCAGAGCAGTCTGACAGTTATGTGCGTTTTCTAGAAAAACCTTACCCGGAGAAATAATATGGATAGTATTGTACGTTGGTATCAACAAAATTACACAGAAATCACTTGGTTCATTATCGGTTGGCTATCATTGGATATGATACACGAATTTAGTCGTGGCAACTACGAAGGCATGGCCATTGACGCAATTCTTATTATTCTTAACTATTTTCTAAATAAAAAATGACATTTAAAGAAATACTCGTTGGTATTATTTTTCTCATCGCAGTGATATTTGCAATGACTGGGTCATGGGACGATAAAAATTTACGTAAGGTTGCTTACGATTGTAGCCTATCGGAAATTAGTCCTGACTATCCCATTCAAGTAAAAGAAGCATGTCGCAAAATGAGAGCCGAGAGGAGTACTAGATGAATACTGTAATTATTTTACTTGCACTATTTGGTATAAAACATTTTATAGCCGACTTTGTGCTACAGTTTGATTATATGCTTGGACAAAAAGGCACGTATGGTGCTGAGGGCGGTAGAGATCATGCTGGCATACATGGAGCATTAACTGCCTTGCTTCTATTGCCGTTTGTAAATCCAATGTCAGCACTAATGTTTGGTCTGCTTGATATGATTTTACATTATCACATCGACTGGGCTAAAACAAATTTAAGTCGTGGGTTGTCCACGTCAGACCGTAGGTTCTGGATATGGCTAGGAGCAGATCAATGTTTGCACCACCTTACCTACATTTTAATTATAGGAATAATTGTATTATGACTGAAGAACTAATTGCGAAACCAATTGTAAAGAACAAGATGTGGATTGTTGAGCTGTACGGCAACAAGGTAGGAAACATCATGGCCATTGAAGAAGGCGGATTTGTTTATGTACACGATAATAAACGTGAACAATTTCCTTCCATTAAGATGATCAGTGCCAAATATAATATCTCGTTTGTTAAGGCAGAAAAGCCCGTTAAAGAAAAACTTGATGTTTATGATGTATATGGCTTTCCTGCCGCAAGTAGACCGCATAATGAAGTATTAGACGTTCAACGTTATTTGCCTATCTATACTAAAGGTGCCAAATCCAAAAGTTTCTTTTGTGCAGGTCACTATATAATTAAATTTAGTAGCACATGGGTTCGTGCCCACTGTCCTAAACTGATTACACTAAATCGTTATGAATATCAAGGTCCGTTTAAAACACAAGAACGTATGCAAGAAGCCATGAAGGAAGCAAATGGACAGCACTAGTCTACCCTTACACGTTAAAAAGTTTAACGAAAAGGTTAGAGCCATGAATCAAAGTAATGGCAAATTGCTTACACTAAATGCCGAAGAAGCTCGCAGTTTACACGCCGAAATTTATGATTTGATGGCCACAATAGCCGAATTATCAAAGGTCAGTGTTACTGCCCCAGGAATTACAAGTGTTAGTATGGATGGTGGAGGTTTTAAATAATGTGCGTATATATTGAGATAAATAATTAGTACATCAAGGATAGCTAAAAAAATGTCAAGACCTAAACCAACCGTATTGTTGGACCATGTTAATAAAAGTACCTATAAGAGTGAGCAAGTTTTAGCCTCTGAGGGCATCTGGGCGGTCTTCTATGATAACCATCCTATTAACCTTAAGACCGCAAACGTACTCATTGCATACCCCGGTCCAAAATATAAAAAAGTAAGTTTTTCTAATAGCGGTCATGCTATCAACCTCTGCAAGAAACTAAACGTCTTGTTCAAGACTGACAAGTTCTCTGTTGTCTTGCTTAAAGCCGGTGACAAAATCTTCCCCTGATAAACGGTATACACAAAATCAGCTTACTAAAGTATTTGTAAAGCTGGGCGATATACCTAGCGCCACTACAAGTGAAATGCAGATGCGTTGGTGGAAGAATCCAACTGATCCACATAGCCTTAGGCTTAGCCTTCAAGGCTTACAGCTTGTTAAGGCTGTACTTAAAATGCAAAGTTACGAATTTGAACTTGCAGAAGAACTTACAAATCTCAACTTACTGCAATTAGAACGGTATCTTAAAGGTCCGTACTACTTGCTTAAACGTCAAAAAATAATTGTATTCGAAGAGGAGGAGGCATTGATGCTCACACTTCACGGAAACAACTTAAAAAGTTATTTAGAAAATTTAGAAAGCAATCATGATTAATGTATGTGTAGTCGGCGGAGGATTTGGACTTGGCAGACACGTTCTTTAAGACTAAAAATCAAGTTGGACAGGCTCGTGCTAAACTAATGCCTAACCAAGTTGAATGGCTCAAGCAAATTGGCGCCGACTTAACCAAAATCATTGACAGTTCTGTGATATGATGTTACATTATTAACTGTAGCAAGTTTAACCAATCCCGTATTGTTCGGGTAATGAAGGAGAAAGTAAAATGGCCCAAAAACGCCTTGTCCGTAAATTCACGGAAGTTGTAGCAGAAGTAGAATCACAGCTCAAAGCACACTACGAAGTCACAGATAAAGATCTAGCGACTTGGAGAGCTAGAGCAAAAGCTCTAGTACACACATTCCCACATAGTACCATGATTACCATAGAAGATCTTTGGATCGACTATGAAGTTCAGCGTGACGTTATTCACAAGCACGTGATCAATATTATGAAGAAATGGGATCCACGCATTTGCAGTCCAGGATCGGCCTGCCGTATCAAGGGCAGTAACATCTATCTTTATGATGCACAACATCGTACACTTGCCGCGGCCATCCTTGGCTACACAGAAATTCCCTGCGCCGTAGTAGAAACAGACGATCCAAACTTTGCGTCGTATGCATTTGAAATGCTAAACGATACCGGTGTTAAAAGATTAAACCCAGGCGACTTGCATCGCAATGCCTTGGTTCGCTACAAGAACGGTAGCCGTGATATCAAGAACGTTCGTGCCAGAATAATGCAGGATCAGTTCGATACGTTAGAAATTGACTTGCAAGACAAAGGTTCACGTGCCAGTGATAACTTACGTGGTGATCACGATTACTTCTTTAGTCACTTCAAGTATGCACAAAAGGGCATTGAACTAGATGAGTCTGGCAAAATTCTGAATCAGATTCTCAGTGCTGTTAAAACAGTATTCCCGATGCAGGAAGAAATTGATCAAGGTTGTTATATCGGCCTAGTAGAACTACAACGCCTAGTGGGTACCAATCCCACACAATACAATCTGTCCAACGACTGGATGATCCAAGTATTGACCACTGCTAGAAAGTCATTCAAAAGCTCGGGACTGGTACATTCTAAATCTAAAACACAATGGGAATACAGTCACCCAGGTGCAGGATGGAATGCTCCGCTTGCAATGAGTAACTTCCTGCGTGAGTTGCATATACGCAATGGCGGTAGCCTGAATTTACCATTCCACGGTGATGCCAGCAAGACCGGAATTGAGGATGGTAATGTTGCACCAGGACTATTTCCACAGGAGACAGTCTAATGGCTAATATTACATTAGTAACAAAACTAGCACCCAAGTGTTCATTGCCTGGGTGCAATAACCAAGTATCGTATCATAAACAATATCCTAAACTCGATGGTACTGTGGGATTTAAATGGAAAACCATGTGTGAAGAACATCGTGGTTCTAAAAAATACGAAGTAGATAACTTCAAGTTGAGCAACGGTTGTGCTAACCGCAATGGATCGGAGTATGAATTTCCTTGTGGTTCAACTATAACTTATGCAGGACAGATTGACATCAATCACAAGGATGGTAATCGTCAAAATACTGATCCAGCAAATGTTGAATGTCTTTGCCGTAATTGCCATTCTCGTGTCACACACGAAAAGAAACATCATTTAAATCGTTACAACACAGAAATACCTTTGCCAGATGGGTTTGATTATGCTTAAAGAATCATTGGAAAAATTTATAGTACCCAATTACGGCAAGACACGTCGTACACCTGAAACTTATCAGACCGTGGCCTCTTACTGTACTCGACGTATTGGTCAACTAGTTCAAGATTATCATGCTGTGGAAAATGATCAACAGCTATTGCGAGAAATACGCAATGATATTGATTACTATCTACGCAGATATCACGAGTACTGTATTGAACAACGTGATGGCATGGAAGCACACTATCACGAAGTAGATGCTGATGAAGAATGGGATTTTGAGCATTTGATCCCGGCCAAGATTTTGCGAGATTTATTGCTGGGCAATGTTATCTCAATTTCCCAAGCTCTAAACCCACCTACAGTAAAATTAAGCCGTGCAAAACACATGGCTTTAAAAGATGCAGGTTGGGCAAGCAAAACACCCAGCATCTGGTTGCCGTTTACGCGATATTCAAACGTGTTTACTGCCATGTATCAAACTCACGATGGTACTGTGATTGATCCGGCCACATGGACCTTGGAAAATCACTTCGAGTACTTTAAGCATTTGGTGTTGTAAAAACGCCACACTCAAACCCCCGCTAAAACCCCGCTAAAAACGGGGTTTTTTGCTGGCAAAATTTTGGTTGTGCCATAAATCCATTAAATGTATAATAGTTGTATTGAAGTTAATAAACAGGAGCTAAAATGTTGAAATTTGCAAATATCGCTAAAGTTGGTGACACTATCCGTGCATATGATTTCAAACCCATGACAGGTCGCGAAGACTGTTATGTTGAAGGTGTTGTTAAGAAAGTTGACAACCGTGGTTATGACTGTTTTGTAATTGACGTTACTTACGATTCTTGGAGTGACGCAGAAGATAAAGGCCGTGTTGGCAAAGAAGTTCTTGTTCCGTTTGAAGTTAGCTTCATGGAATATGACGCTCGTGTTATGAATTTGAGCCGTTAATGAATCAAGGTAATACTTTTTTATTGAGCTGGGATCAGCTGGGTCTTGAGGCTGTGGTCAACGTCACAGCAATGGACGCAGAGCGTACCTGGGCCACACTACAAGACAAACCAGGTCCAAATCTCAACAGTATTGTCAACGGCATTATGCTCAGAGCTCGTTATAACAGTCAGCGCCATTACGAGATTTATACAGTAAATATGGATGACAGTATTTCCGAGCAAGATGTGCGTGACATGTTTGAAACCAGCCCTCAAGCAATGGCCGACCTAATTCGTGAGCGCGGCCACAAGATGTACAGTGATCGTGTCGACCATTCACAAGTAAAGATTGTTTAATGTTGCATAAAAGCGACAGACAGTTAAATTGTTTTAATATACAATGTAGTTTCAGTAGTTAATTTTTTAAGGAGCCTGTGATGAGTACTAGTATTAGTGAGAATAGAACCGTAACGCCAAATGAATGCCGTAGCCGTTTGCTTCGTGCATTTAAAGTCAAACGCCCAGTGTTTATTTGGGGGCCTCCCGGAGTGGGTAAGTCAGAGCTAGTTGCTAGCCTTGCTACCGAACTTGGTGGTATTTGTATTGACTTGCGGTTGGGACAAATGGAGCCCACCGATTTGCGTGGTATCCCGTTTTACAACAAAGAAAATGGCAAGATGGACTGGGCAGAACCAGTGGAGATGCCTAGTGAAGAAATGGCCAAGGAGCATCCAATCGTTGTCTTGTTCCTGGACGAGATGAACGTGGCGGCACCTGCTGTACAAGCGGCGGCTTATCAGCTAATTTTGAATCGTAGACTTGGTACCTATCATCTACCAAAGAACGTAGTACTAGTTGCCGCAGGTAACCGCGAAAGCGACAAGGGTGTAAGTTTCCGTATGCCAATGCCGTTGGCAAACCGGTTTGTTCACTTGGAAGTACGTGCAGATTATGATTCATGGAACGAGTGGGCTGTTAAGAATCGTGTACACAAAGACGTAGTAGGTTACATCGGTTTTGCTAAACAAGACTTGATGGACTTTAACCCACGTTCAAGTTCACGTGCCTTTGCTACACCACGTTCGTGGAGCTTTGTATCAGAGTTCTTGTACGACGAAGATGCAACAGACGGCGAATTGAGCGACTTGATCTCGGGTACCATTGGAGACGGATTGGGCGTTAAGTTTATGGCACACCGCAAGGTTGCAAGCCGTATGCCTAACCCAAGTGATATCTTGGCAGGTAAGGTTAAAACCTTGGAAGTTAAAGAAGTGAGTGCTATGTATTCTTTGACTGTATCCATGTGCTATGAACTTCAGGATAACTATGCCAAACTTGGCAAAGAAAAGATTGCAATATGGCACGGACAAGCTGATAACTTCTTCCGCTTTATGATGGATAATTTCAGTACTGAGTTGGTTGTTATGGGTGCTCGTGTTGCGTTGACTACTTATAACTTGCCACTGGTCCCAGGCAAGCTCAAGAACTTTGATGAGTTCCATAAGCGTTATGGCAAGTACATTATCGCGGCAGGCGGTAAGTAAAAGGTTGCTGTCACAGGCAGGGGGCAGGCGCAAGCCATAAGTCCTCCTTATTCTTATGAACTATGACTTTTGCCCAGAACTAGATAGCCCAGGAATTTGCGTAATCTTAGACCGTAAATGGTGGATAGATCACAAGGACGCAATTGGTGCTTGGCTAGGTGAAGAAAGAATAGCATTAGGACAAATGATGTTATACATTCCCAATCCAGAGGATCGAACTTACTTTATGCTTAGGTGGCCACAATGATCATTGAAGCAGTCTTATTAGTAGTTGGTGTAGCAAGTGTGGCAAGTACCGAGATTACTGGTAAAGGCCTAGCCGACCATGCAATTAGCAAGATGGCCGACCAGGATTGTAAGATTGCCAATGTAATACACGGAGAACGTGTATGTGATCCCAAAGGCACGGTTACAGTATCTGCTCCGTTAAGTGAGCCACAAATACCTCCAAGGAAAGGTGTAAATACATCTGTAAGCAACATGGAAGATATCTTTGCCCAGCGAAAAGCACTAAAATAACCGTTGTAAAAAAGCCACAGACCTATTATTCAATTAAATGTATAATATTAGTATATTAGAAATTTAGGAGCCCAAATGTCAGATAATACACTAGCAGAAAAAAGCAAATCTGTTACAGCAACAGATCCCAAAGTTGATGCCGCGGCACGTGAAAAGTTGATCACTGCTCGTGTTGGACTTTTACTCCGTGCTCCGTTCTTTGGCAACTTGGCAACCCGCATGAATCTGATCAATGCAGATGAGTGGTGCCCCACTGCCGCCACAGACGGACGTAGGTTTTATTACAATAGTGTATTCGTCAATTCATTGCCACTCAAACAATTAGAGTTCCTGGTTGGACACGAAGTGCTTCATGCAGTTTATGACCACATGGGACGTCGTGGCAATCGCGATCCTAAACTGTGGAACATTGCCGATGACTATTGTGTAAACTGGGACTTGGTAGAACAACGGGTTGGTGATAAGATTCCAATCGCCCTGTATGATTCTAAGTACAAAGGCATGAGTGCTGAAGAAGTGTATGATGACTTGTACGAAAATGCAGACAAGATCAACATTGACGAGCTAATGAAACGTCTATTGGACGAGCACTTGGATGGCAACAGCGAAGATGGCGAAGGTGACGGAGATGGCGACAAGCCCGGAAATGGTCGCCCACGTTTGAGCGAAGCTGAAAAGAAAGAGATCCGTGACGAAATTAAAGAGGCTGTGCTAGCGGCCGCTCAAGCATCGGGCGCAGGTAACTTGCCAGGTGGTGTCAAGCGCATGATTAAAGACTTGACCGAGCCAGTTATGGATTGGAGAGAGTTGCTACAGCAACAAATTGAATCTACTATTAAGAGTGACTTTACTTGGGCCCGTCCTAGCCGTCGTAGCTGGCATATGGATGCTGTCATGCCCGGTATGAAGCCCGGCGAGCAGATTGATGTTGTTATTGGTATTGATACTTCGGGTAGTATTACTGACCAAGATCTCAAAGTGTTCTTGAGTGAGATCCAAGGTATTATGGAAGCATACGAAGAGTATCGTATTACTGTTATGGGTTGGGATACCGAAGTCCATAACATTGCTACATTTACTAGCGATAACTTGGAAGATATTAGTACATTTGAACCAGGTGGTGGTGGTGGTACAGATCCACATTGTGTGTGGAATTACTTGCAAGCCAACGATATTGAACCTAAGAAATTGATCATGTTTACAGACTTCTGTTTCTTTGGTTGGAGCCCAGCGGAAGTTGAGCAGTATTGTGATACTGTTTGGATTATTAAAGGCAACAAATCAGCAGAGCCAGAGTTTGGTGTGTATGCTCACTACGAGGATGCAGGAAAATGACTTTTACTGTAGCAGAAAGCCCTTGGGTTACCTTAAGTCAAGGTGATCCAAGTTTTCAACTACAAGGACCGTTTACAGTAGCCAATCGTGCTGGTATAGAAATTACTAGCAAATGTCCTAGAGAGTATGCTACAATAATTGCACAGGCTTATGAACGTGGGTGGATTAGCTGTATAGCTACAGTACCACGCACCGATCCAACCTTAATGTGGGAGACTTTGAAAAATGATTAAATTAATTAACATTCTTGAAAATGCTTTTTGGTACCCAGTTGCATTGATGTATCTTTGCTTAATGGGATTTTCCGTGGGACTTATTTTTGGTTTATTGTAGTATGATTGATTATATTTTTTGTATAATTATATCAGTATCTTTGTATATTCATTTAGTGCATAGCACTCCACAGGTAATATTATGAACGAACGTTTAAAAGAATTAATGCTTGAAGCAGGCTATGCGGCTCCTGAGATTGCAGGTCGTGCCAAGAGATTAGCAGACTTGATTATTAAGGATTGCATCGATATTGTTGGGCCAACTCAACATCATGAAGTGTGGGCGCAGAGTTATCTTGGCGGTGTTAATGGGTTAGAATTGCTAGAAGGCAAGATTAAAAATATTAAACAACGTTTTGGAATTGAAGAATGACCGAACAGATTAGTAAACTTGCTTTACAATGTGGTGCCTGGCATCAGGTATACGGCAATAGAAATTTTATGATCGACGAGCACTTTGATATTGCCAAGTTCGCCGAGTTGATTGTTCGGGAATGTTTAGGCATTGTAGACGATGCTGAACGAGGTGGTAGTAATGATATTTGGGACAATGCTGTGAAGTTCATTAGACGAGATTTACAAGAACATTTCGGAGTTGAAGAATGAAGCCAGGATATAAAGAACCGTGGTACGCCAAACGTAGACGTGAAGACCAAGAACGTAAAGAGAAATCAAAATGAGACAACAAATTTATCTTTCTAAAAGAAACCTACTTACCTTGTTGTCCAAGTTGGAACGTCTTGAGCACGGAGACGAAACAGCCTGTGCAATAGTCAAGTATGCCAATCCAGCTGATCCTTACTGCAATACTATAAAAGAAGTAATGGTTATTGCAGTCCCTGATGAAAAATTTTATACTAATAGAGCTCCGGGTGCAATGCATCCATTGGATGAAACAAATATGCAATATCATATTAGTAATACTGATAATCCCATTGACTTTCCTCGGAGTAAACTATGAAACTATCAGCCAACGGAGTAGAAGGTCATTTAATTTGGTGTGCTGATGGCCAGTATCGTTTTAGGGTGTATACTGATACCTTTGAATTTACTGATTACGACTTGCTTCATTATGATTTATGTGTTACAATAACAGATAAGGATGCTACGTTTTATTCAGACGAGCATGGCAATAGATTAGATCACAGTCCCGCAACCCTAGGAAAAGAATAATGCAATTTAAAAACCCCAAAGACTTAAAGCCAAAAGAAGCACGTGAATTAGCATTAACCTTGCAACAACGTATTCATAGTTTGGAAAATTGCCTCGATGATCTTATGCGTAGTGTAGAGATTGCACAATATACCAAACAGTACCAAGCAACCGAAGTGTTTGTTCGTGACGCCGAAGAGCTACTTAAAGATCGTTTGATATTGCCCGAAATTAAACAGGGTAGTGCTAAAATTACTTTGGTAGAATCATCTGAAGAAAATCTTAACAAAGCATTGGACATTTATAAAAAAGATCCCAAGATTGCCAAACGCAAACATGGTAAAATTGACGGCATTATAAAAACCGATGCTAAGGTACAATGAAGTAAATCCCCTGGCGGTGTTCGGGCTCCGTGAGCTTGAACATTGTCCTCCACATTTTGTCAAAGTGGAGTTCAATCTGCGGGCTGGCGAAAAGGTAATTTCGGATTGGATTTGGACTAATTTAGATGGTCGCTTTTGGTATAACGATTACTACTACAAAGACGAAAATAACAACGTAGTATTTCAAAAATGTGCGGCTTTTGAAGTACCCGGCGAAGCCAGTATGTTTGCCCTAATGCTGGATCAAATCAATAAACATAACTTTGATTTTTGAGCTAAGAAAATATTTTCCGGTTTGAGATCTCATGTAAATATATGCATAGTTTACGGAGATTACTATGTCAGACCAGACAACAACAGAAGCACAAGAACCGCAACAGGTTCAATTACAATTATCGGATATTTTAGCGGCGGCTCAGTGCATTCAGCTTGCTAGTACACGAGGCGCATTCCGTGCCGAAGAATTCACACAAGTAGGTGGTACATACGAGCGTTTAGTTAGCTTCTTGCAAGCTAGCGGTGCTTTAAATCCTCCTGCGGGTGAACAGCCAGCTGATGCTACAGCACCAGCGGCATAACAAGGAAAATAAAATGATTAAACATGTCGGTAAACACAACAACAAAAAGATAGTATTGCTTTGGCGTCGTGTACCAAACGAAGCTCATATGGCTCTAGTAGCCTACAGTGATACACTACCACGCATGATCCACGACGATCTAATGAAGTGCTTAGAAAGTGCAGTTGGACAAAATTCCAAGGAATTGTCGGATGTGTTATTCCGTACAACCATGGGCGATGGCCGTAACTTGTTAGAAGTTATGCACAAAGAAGGATTCATCAAGAAGGTTCCAACAAGCCAAGTATTGATTACTCCAACTGCTAAAAGCTCAGTTCGTTTAGATGAATTAAATGACATCCTGGACGAAATGGACAAAGGCGAAGAAGCAGTAAAGCGTATGCAAGCAATTGATTCCGGTGCTGGTATGAGTGGCAAGAAACGTGGTCGCGAAGGCCGTGAAGTTGGCATGCCACCAAACAATACTAGTATGAGTCGTACCAATATTGATGTGGATGCTACTGATTCTGCTGCCGCATACCTCAAAGGTGCGCTAAGTGAAGGTGTGTTAGGCGATCAAGATATTGCCGCACAACGTTTGGCTCAAGCTGAGCAAATGAAAAATCAAGCCACTCAATTGTTAGCTGAAGCCAAACGATTGACCGAAGAAGCAAACTCACTAACGCCTGCAAACAATGTCAAAACAACAAGAGCCAAAAAAGCCACGCCAAGTAAAAAGCAAGCGGCTTAACTTAAATAGTAAAGCCAAATGGGAAAAGTTGCTCAAGGAAGTAAACAAAGAGCAAGTTCCCATTGCTGTCATACGTTCAATCACTGTCAATCTTAAAGATGGTACAGCCGTTGACGTCAACGTCGCTGAGATGTTAGAAGAAGGTGGCGACCCTGCTGTAATAGAACGTATAATTAACGAAAAGTTACACGCACTCGATGACATCATCAGAGACGTGGACTTTCATATCAGTGTAGACAGCGTAGCAAAAGTTGTACAACCCTTTACCGATAAACTCCTGAAAGATTTATGATTAATGCCATATTTGCCGTTGACTTTAACGGTGGTATGGGTTTCAATGGCACATTGCCTTGGCCCCATAACGCCGAAGACTTGTCATACTTCCAAAAACTTACAACAGGTAATGTAGTTGTAATGGGACGTAATACTTGGGAAGATCCCAAGATGCCCAAGCCACTTCCTAATCGCACAGTATATGTTGCCACTAATAAACCGGTAAAATATGCCATGCCGTTTGCGGGCAATTTCAACGACAAGTTAATCAGCATTGAAAAAGAACACCCAGACAAAAAAGTATTTGTAATTGGTGGTCCAAAATTAATAGAAGAAGCAAAAGATCTCTATGATAGAGTATATATAACTCATATCAAAGGAGCATATCGCAACGATACCAGAATGTATATAAAAGAATTCCTTACTGGTTACCGACCGGTGTATGCCACAGTGAGCCGAGATTTCCAATCAACTTTTATAGTATACGAATCTATTTTTAAACGAGTTAAACCATAATATGATTGTTTGACAATGTTCTAGTTAGTGCGTATAATAAACTTATATTAAAAGAACTAAATTTATGAAACAATATCTAGAAGCACTACAATATGTATTAGACCACGGACAAGAAGTTGGAGACCGGACTGGAACAGGTACACTTAGTTGTTTTGGTATGCAACAACGCTACGATCTTACAGAATCATTTCCCGCAGTAACTACTAAAAAACTAGCATGGCGAGCCTGCGTAGGCGAATTACTCTGGATGCTTGAAGGTTCAGGCGATGAACGTAGGCTAGCAGAGATCACCTACGGTGACCGTACGGGTGCCGTGACTATCTGGACTCCTAATGCGCTTGCTCCGTATTGGAAACCACATGCACAGTACGAAGGTGACCTAGGTCGTGTATATGGTGTACAATGGCGCCATTGGCGGACCGCCCAACATGTCAAGTCTGGCAGTATTAAAAATGAATGTGGAAGTTATTTTAGTGTACAAGGCGGAATACAAGAAGTAGAAACAGATCAAATTAAAAAATTAATCGACGGAATACAACGAGACCCACACGGAAGACGACATATAGTATCTGCATGGAATGCTGGCGAATTAGAACAAATGGCCCTGCCCCCGTGTCATGTCTTGGCTCAGTTTTATGTAAGTAAAGACCGTCGATTAAGTTGTCAGATGTATCAGAGAAGTTGTGACATGTTTTTAGGAGTTCCCTTTAATATCGCTAGCTACAGCCTGTTAACGGCCATGATAGCTCAAGTGTGCGGCCTCCAGGTCGGTGAGTTCGTTCATGTACTCGGCGATGCACACATCTACCTAAATCATGTTGAACAGGTAAAAGAACAATTATCACGTGAACCATTGCCTGCACCAACTCTTTGGCTTAATCCCGATGTAAAAGATATCACTAAGTTTACCATGGCAGATATTCGCTTAGACGGATATCAATCACACAACAGTATCAAAGCAGAAATGGCAGTATAATGAGATTTTTAGTAACTGGCGGTGCAGGTTTCATTGGGCATAATGTGGTGCGTCAGCTAGAACAACTGGGACACGAATGCTATACATTAGATTGCGTAACCGATTACGGATTTATACCCAAAGAAGAATTAAGTTATTTACACAAACATCGTAGTAGTCGTATGCGTAGCAATACACATCATGTAGACTTGCGTAACCATGAAAGAGTTGCCAATTGGTTTGGTAACTTTGCATTTAAAGCCGAAGCTGTTATACATTTAGCAAGTTTTCCAAGACAAAAAGTAGTTAGTGCAAATCCTGTATGGGGCTCCGAAGTAATGGCAACTGGGTTAGTTAATTTACTAGAAATAACCAAGGCGTATAAAATTCCAAAGTTTGTTTATATCAGTAGTAGCATGGTATACGGAGACTTTGACAATGATGTTACCGAAGATGCGATATGTGTGCCACAAGGGCAGTATGGTATTATGAAATTAATGGGTGAGAACCTTGTTCGAGATTACACACGTCGTGGCTGTTTTGATCATGTTATTATTCGTCCTAGTGCTGTATACGGTGAGTACGATGTTGAAGATCGTGTGGTTAGTAAGTTTATGTTATCTGCTATGCGAGGAGAAACTCTTAGGGTAAATGGCGCAAACGAAACGCTGGATTTTACCTACGTGGAAGATGCCGCACGTGGCATTGTGCAAGCCACTTTAAGTAAAGTGGCTGTTAACGGTACTTACAATATTACCAAGAGTCATAGCACTAGTTTGTTGCAGGCCGCAAGTTTAGCTATCAAGATTGCCGGGAATGGTCGAGTTGAAGTACGTGACAAAGACGCAGATTTTCCATCACGTGGTGCTTTAGATATTACTGCCGCACGTAGAGACTTTGGATTCGATCCACAAGTAGATGTAGAAGAAGGATTTGTAAAATACCATCGCTGGTTTACTGAATCTAAATATTGGCAAGACAAATTAAAATGAAAATAGTAGCCATAACCCCACACCCAGACGATTTAGAAATTGCCTGTGCCGGAACATTAAAAAAGTTTCAGGACCAAGGTGCGGAAATTATTTCTATTGTTACAGTTAAACCCAGTGCAGAAGTTAATAGCGAACGCGATGAAGATATTGTACTAGAAGAATTAAAAAATAGTTATACACTATCACAATTTGAGCTCAGAGTTTTAGATACTGATCTACACGCCAATGGTCGTCCTAATTTAGTATGCAATAATAACACCATGACTGAATTAAGCGAATTAATTGATTCGTGTGATCTTGCTATTATTCCAAATCCACAGGACTTCCACCAGGATCATAGAACAACATACGAACTAGCTTGGCCGTTACTACAACGTCGTGCTCGAGAAGTTTGGACAATGGACTCTTGGCCTTATTGTTATCAATATAAAACAAACACGGCTAATATGTATGTAGGCATTGATTGGGAATTTAAAGAAAGCCTGTTACAATGTTATAGCAGTTATATTACCGAAAATAAACTAAGACAGATTCGAAACTTGTCCAAAGTACATGGCGACAAATCTGGCAACCCGGATGCAGAAGCATTTACACTACTATACAAATATGTTAGATAAGATTAACCTCTTCCAAACTGAACGGGCATGGACCCAGATTCGGGATGAGGTGTTTGCGTTAACAGATCAATACCATCGATTGGGCATTGCCCAAAATGGCGAACCTGCATTATTATTAGAAGCCGAATTGTGCCGCCGGTTTAATAGAAAATACTGTGTAGTGACGGGTAGCTGTACTGACGCATTAGACCTGGCTCTGCAGGCATTGAAATTGCCTCGAAACTCCAGGATTGCTGTAGGCAATTACACGTTTACTGCCACTGCACACGCCATTGCTCGTGCTGGCTACCGTGTAGTTCCTGTTGATGTAACTGATAACTACACCATTGATGTTACCAAACTTGGTGATGTGGATGCTGTTATACCCATTGACTTATTTGGTAACATGAGCAACTGGCAAAATCTGGATCGATTGCGTATGCCAGTTATCAACGATGCCGCCCAAAGTTTGGAAAGTAGCGACTGGGAAAATTGGAGTGTTAGTAAGGGTCTAGTTAGTTGCGTTAGTTTTAGCCCTAGTAAAACTATTTCTAGTTGGGGATCAGGCGGAGCATTATTGACCGACAACGAAGATATAGCCACTATGTGTAGGCAATTACGTATTCATGGTAAGGTCCGTAATGACGATCTTGCCATTGGGCCCGGTTTAAATAGTATAATGTCAACTATGGAAGTTGCCGCAGTCTTGGTAGGATTTAAATATTCCGAAAAATGGCAGGACCGGAGAACCCGAATCAGTGACCACATTAGAAGTAACTGTAAACTAAAATCAGCAAACGATTTTAGTTTAAGAAAAAATACTTATCATAAGTTAGTATTCCAGAGCGACAATAGAGACGAGCTAGTATCAAAACTAAATGAACAGGGCATTGGTGCTACTGTACATTATCGTGTAACAGTCAATGATGAGGCTTTGTATCATACAAAAAAGTCTTTTCCAGTAAGTGATAGATTAAAAGCTGTTAGTTTTACAGTACCAAACCAACATACATTAACTGATGCTGAAGTAGAACGCATCGTAGAGGCATTAAAATGAATATATTAATTTTAGGTGGACACGGATTCATTGGGCACCATGTGGCACGACAAATGTCCGACTTAGGGCACAACGTATCAACCGTCGACATACATCATCAATACGGCGAATATCAGGATTGGGAATATTTTCCAGTATTGTTACAACGCCTGCACTACATGGGCGCACACAACGGTCTTCAAGGCAATGTTTGTGATCCGGTATTTATGGATAATGCGTTTGCAACTACTAAACCCGATGTAGTAATTGATCTTGCTACATACCCTAATGCTAAGATGGTTAAAAAGAATGTAGTAGATGCCACAACCAATATGATTGCGGCCACTGCTATTGCTCTAGATCTTTGTGTCAAGTACAATGTCAAACGTTTTGTACTAGCAAGTAGTTCGATGGTATATGGCGACTTTGATGCGTTCACAGGTGCACCAAACGAAACTGCCGTATGTGATCCGCTGACTTTATATGGTAGTTATAAATTACAATGCGAACGTATGTGTAAAATTTGGAACCACGAACATGGTTTAGAATATGCATTGTTACGCCCTAGTGCTTTGTATGGCACACGCGATATGGTAGTACGTGTTATTAGTAAAATGACAGTGGCTGCATTAAAGACCGGCAAGATGATTGTTAACGGTCCGGACAATAAACTAGACTTTAGTTATGTAACAGATGTAGCTAGTGCATTTACTACCGTGGCACTTGATCCAAATTGTGTTAATAGTACGTTTAATTGTACACGTGGCAATGGTAGAAGAATTATAGAAGCTGCCGAAATGATACAATCAAGAATACCCAGTGAGATTGTAATTCAGCCGCACGATGTGTTTTATCCTAATAGAGATACACTCAACAGTAGATTTTTACAAGAGTGTACTAACTGGCGTCCTACTGTAGATATTGAAGAAGGTATTCCCAAGTACTTAGATTGGTTCTTAGCACAAGACTTCTTAGACCAATTCTAACCAAATTTTTCTGTTGTACTTTTTATAATAGTATTCCTGGCACCAAGCCCAGTCAAAGCTCAACTTGAGTGCCTCATAATCCCCATCGACACTATCGTGATATTCAACGCCATCTAATGCGCCTTGAATACAATACTCAGCATTTTCACCCTCAGCAACTGTACACCAAGTTGTAAGTCTATGTTGAATTTCTAATCCAGCACCTAATACAACTTCACGTTGTAGTTTCATTGTTTCACGGAAAGCACTACGCCAAGTAATCCATGGATCTGTATTAAAGCGACTTATGCTTGCACAAATAGGAACTACTTCGTGTTCTTTACTTAAGGTAAAGTCTAAACCAGGATCTGTTTCCAGTACTAACTTTTTATTATATAAGTTAATGTTCATAGCACCGTACTCTAATCCGTTTACAGGATTACGACTGTGGAAGATATAATGTTTGGGCTCTTGAAAATAGTCTGGATGGAAATCAAACTTAAAGTCAGGTAATACTTCGGTCTTAGCAAACACCGCATAGAACCAAGGCGTTGTACTTAAACTGGCAGCGGCTTTATAAGCGGCTTCACGACCAGTAACACCATCACTGCGTTTAGCCCAGGGACAAATACGAGCAAGTGCTAACCAGTTATCTTCTGCCATTGGCTCACCGTTGCTGATAAAAACTACATCTGAGTATCGATATCGCGGGCTTATTATACGATGTCCTTTTGTGTCAAGGTACGGATAGTCGTATACTTGTGTAACTAAATCTTCTTTTATATCTCTTGGTATTAATGCAGATGATCCGTCTTCAGTAACACGATGGACGATGCGATCTTTCTTGGTCCATAAGCAAGGAAAGTCTGCAAACATCAAATCCTTTTGGTTTGTAAACATTGCATAGGGAGTTTTAAATTCGTAGTTTTTAATTTCGGTTACTAAATCATCAGTATCATAAACATGCACAGGTGTATCAAAACGGGTAAGCACTTGATCTTCACAATAATTAATAACATTAAACCAATCTAGCAACTCTAAGTCAACCATTTGCTGTGTAAAACTAGGAACATGTATATAGAATGTATCGCCACGTTTTTGATTGCCGCTTGGAAAGCAATGTATCATTTCACGTTGTGCATCACTGGGGTGCCAAGTAAAGTCAAATCGTGTGTAGTCGCAGATACTACTAATAATCCAGACATATTCTGTTGTGGCCAATTTCATGATACGTTTGAATACGTTAAGATGGCTGTCTACGTAGCGTGTACTTTTAATATCAGGATAGTCACACTTTAATACATCGTATTGATGACGATTAATTGTAGTATTCATAAAGTCCATGTAGAATATTTGTGTAGCACCTGCCCGGATGCGTTGATCTGTCATGTACTTGACACCGGCACTACCAGGATAAACAGGTCCGCCTTCACGTTGCCATTGTGTAGGGAAATGATATTCATAGTCGGGCTCTGTACGATCTGGATGCCAACTATAATCAAACTCACTATCGTCTATGTTATCAGGTACAGTCCATAAACTCTTGTTAGGCTTGCGCCAGACTTGTTGGCCTGTATGAAAGTGCCATTCCTCAAGATGCTGTGTGCGTTTATTAGCTAGATATACTTCGCCGTTACGTTGATGTTGACTTGGCCAAACATGTAAATGATTTATTTCCCAAGGAACAGGTGTATAATCAAAATCAAATCCGGTGTAGTCATTACCCCCATAAATATACCAGTAGTGACTAGTCTTACTTTTAGTAGCGGCATCTTCCAATGAAGTCGCAGGTTGTTCAAAAGCAAACAAGCCCGGTTTATCGCCAAAGTAAAAAACATCAAACATGTATAACCTATCCAATCATTATGAAAATATCTATCAGTACCTACGTACTATTATAGCAGATGTGAGGGTCGCTTATCTACATCCTTTTGGATCAACTTCACCAGAAAACATAGAAATGATACGTAATGTTGACAATGAAGTAGATGATATTGACACCGACGTTGCTAATATGAAATTTGATGATTTCTTGCCTACCGACAAAGACATGTACGATAGGTTTATTAACCATAAATTATTATCTCGTGTGCCACTGTTCTTATTCTATGATCAAGAACCCTTAGACCTACATTATAATTATCCATTACTCAAATGGCTGACAGAAAATACTCATGCTCCGTGGGTATTAGTTAACACCGAAAGAAACAGCTACGACCGAGATCGAATATGTAATGAATTGCCGTTTGCTGAAGTAAACTATTTCTTTCATATTTTTGCGGCAGCAGATTGGTTCCGAGGACATGAATATTTGCCAGGCATTGTTGCTCCTGCCGATCGTAAATTAAAGAAAACTTACATATCATTTAATCGTATTACAAGCAACAAACGATTGTATCGTAGTCTATTAGTTAACGAATTATACAAAAACAATTTACTTGAACACGGCTATGTTAGTTACAGTAAAGTATGTCCTGATACCAATGATTCATTTGATGTAAGTATTAGGGCAGGCATTCCTGAGTATCCACTCAGTCATGTACTTAAAGAAGAAGTAATTGCTAACATAGAACAATTACCCGAGTTACGTATAGACTTTGCCAAGGAAGATTTTATTCCCAATCAAAGTATGCTATTAAGTCCCTTACGTCAACTAATGGAAAGTTTTTTATTCCTAGTAACAGAAACTTGCTACTTTCAAAACAAAACGCATTTGACTGAAAAGATATTTAAACCCATTGTACTACGTATGCCATTTATACTTGTGGGCTGTGCCAACAACTTAGAATATTTACGTAGCTATGGGTTTAAAACCTTTGGTGATTTCTGGGACGAAAGTTACGATACTATTTTTGATCCAATACAACGACTTGATGCTATTGTAAAGATTTTAAAAGATATTAGTAGCATGAGTATTGCGGAACAACAAGACATGTTAGTCAAGATGCAACCTGTATTAGATCATAACTATAACTTGTTCAATGATCCCAACTTTGTACGTCAAGAATGGGATCATTTAAAAGAACAGCTCAGACTTATGTGTTTGAACTATGAATTTAAACCGCCGTATAAACCAAATCCTAGACTAGGGCAAGCGATTCCATGCTAATTCATGTATATAGTACAAGATAGTATTGGCAATCATCTGTGCAATAGCAATACTGGTAGCAAGAAAAAATTGCCCAGTAACCAAGTAACTTATTAAGAATGTACTAGTTGACCCGACCAAGCGCCAGGTCAACGTTTTCCATAATGTGCGATACTTATTCAATTCCTAAACTCTTACGTATCTTAGTAGCACTAATATCCGTTATCTTTTCATCAAACGTTTCTTCGCCGCTGGTATAACCAACTCCACGACCCCATCCAATATGTACAATGTTAGGTACAACTTGTATGTCATACAATCCTTGATATAGCGGATCTAGATCCTGTTTAATAAAGCTCTTGACTTTTTCTACTTCAAACGGATTGCTACCTTGCCAACCTTGTACGTCACGCACTTGTATAATAACTTGTCCAGTCCGGGCTAACAGTCTTTCAAATAGCGCACGGTGTCCGTCGTGCCATGGTTGCCAGCGACCTAACATCTGTACTGTTTCTTTACGCCAATCAAATACAGGGCGTCTGCGGTTTTCTACAATATGTTCAGCAATAAAGTCTGCCCATTTAACAGCGTTTTGCTCGTTAACACGGAAGTCGTATACTTCAGGTTCCACAAACATTTTGTTTGTATCAGCATATCGACCTTCGCGGATAGTATCCATCCAAACAGTCCAGTCTGCTTTGAAGTTATTACGCATTTCTACCAAAGGTGCAACAAAGTCGCAAAGTGCGTAGTCGGTTCCACAAGTGTCTGCTAGGTCGTACATGCGTTTGCTTTGACGAATACGGCCTGCTTCACTAAAATCCCAATCGTCAAATTGTTTACGAACTTCGTCGGCATTAAACCATGTTACGGTTTTGCCACAGTCTTCTAATAGCTTTTTTAGTTCTGTTGCTAGATAAGTTTTTCCTGAGCCAGGAAGGCCCATAATTAAAATACGTTGTGTCATGAATATACCTTTACGTTATAGAGTTTTTCAAAGCGATCTGCATCAGCGCGGTCATTGACCATTGGTTCACCTTTAATGTTAAGACTTGTGTTTAATAACATTGGACAACCAGTTAAGACATACCATTTTTCTAGGAGTTCTCTAATTCCTGAACTATTAGCTGGTACTGTTTGTATACGACTAGTGCCATCATAGTGGACAATAGCAGGAAATAACTTAGGGTGGCGACAGCGACCCACCACTTGCATATAACTGCTATCAACAAACCCACTAGGCATGTCAAAGTAATCGTTAACGTGCTCTGCCAAAATAATCGGCGCAAATGGTCTAAATTCTTGTCTACGTTTAATTTGGTTGACACGGTCTTTTATGTCCGGACCCCGCGGGTCGGCGAGTAGACTTCTGTTTCCAAGGGCCCTTGGTCCAAATTCTGCTCTTCCAGAGGCCACCCCCACGATCTTATCTCTAAGGAGTCCGTCGAGCGCGGTGTTAACTGGATAAGGACCGGGAATACTGTGTCCGAGAAATGCATGGTCAAACTGTATTCTGCCGCCGTGGACAAGAGCGGCCGCACCAAGGCTACTACCAGCATCACCAGGGTTAGGCATGATCCATACTTTTTCAAAATAATCACCAAGATTTCTATTAGCTAAACAGTTAAGGGCAACACCGCCCATATATACCAAGTTTGTACTCCACCCAAAGTCTTTTGCGCGGCGCATAACATTATATATCAAATTTTCACAAAAAGCCTGTGCAGAACTGGCAATATCTTCAACATCAAATTTTGAGTTCCACTCGTAGCTGGTACCAGTGTGTAAATTTTCTTTAAACTTGATGTTCCACTCGTCTGCTAGTAGTTGCATACTCATTGACGTACTGGCTTTATCAGTCCCATATGCGGCCATACCCATTAAGATGTATTCATCTTCCATGGGCTTTAGTCCAGCTTGTTGTGTCATTGCTGTATAAAACAATCCTATGCTGTGTGGATACTTCTGCCCCCATAGCCGATGATACTGTGCCCGTCCATTGACATAATGAGCACCCCAAATACTAATTGTGTCCCACTCACCAATTGCATCAATAACAACTACAGTAGCTCGATCAAAGGTACTAGTTTGGAATCCAGCCGCGGCATGACTTAAATGATGATTGTGCGAACTATATTCTGGAAATTTAAAACCGCAAAGTTGTTTTTTTAATATTTGCTGTACAGTAAATTTGTTCCATTCTATTCCTTCTCCACTATACCATCTACGTAACTGTTTTGCCCACGGACGTTCATAATATGCAACATGGTATATGGGACTATGTTGCATGACGTCGGTAAACAATTCACTGGCAAATTCAGCATCGTTTTTAATTTTGCTGTAACGTTCACTATGGCCTGCAAATAGTATCTCTCCGTGAGGGTTTAATACTGTTGCGGCCGCATCATGAAAGCCAGCCGAGATTCCTAATATATTCATAATATTTGTCTGCTACTTTTACGTGACCTTCGTTTAAGAAATGATTGCTTTTGCCCCTAGGAGATTCAAATGTCCATTCTGCCATGCCATTCATTGGCCACTCTATAAATTGTGTATAATCTATCTTGTCTAATAGATCTTGACTGGTGTCTTTAAGTGTACTGTAATAATATTCTGTTTCGCCTTGTGTAGTTGACATTAGATACTTGATGTTTTGTGTTTTTAGATAATTCTGAGTCAGTATTATATCAGTCAGGTACCGTCGAAACAAATATTTAGGTTCGTGACTTGCTGTTATCAATCTAGCAAACTCGGGCTGAAACATGTCAATCGGTCGTCCTTGCCAACCGGGCCATACATCAAATGTATTGGTTATGGTTCCAAACTCTACTCGCCCTGGACTTGTCCACCCTACTACCACCAAGTCATAATCGGTTGCATGTTCCACAATGTTACGAACTATTTGTGTATTGCCGCCGCCAGGCTTGCCCAAGTTAGTTACAGTGGTATCAAGTTTGCCGGCCAACACACAAGGCCATGACTGTGTGCGATCTGCTAGATCAGATCCATAGGTAAAGCTGTCGCCTACTGCCAGTATTTTCATTTGTAAATAAATGGATCACGTTTACGCAATTCTTTTAATTTCTTGCGATAACGTATTTCTAATGTAATTCTATTGTATATGTTTCTTAACCAATTCATTGAATTTATCTTTCATTATTTTGGAAGCATCCAGATGTGCTTGCTCAAGTGGATGTGTTGTGCCTACTGGGTATTTATTCTCTAACGCCCACTGGTAAAAACCTCTTTGGGTTTTGGTTTGGTTTGAGCCTTTACCTTCAGGAAACCAAAACCATTTTAAATAGTCAATTTGGTTTAGCAAACTTGATAGTACCGAATCGGCGTTGTCCACTGTATGGTTATTAAATAGGCAATTATCTGCACAAGTAAACATAAATGGTATGCCCTTAACTGTTAGATAATTTTGTAGATAAACAATTTCTTTAAGACTACTGTATATTTCCCAGTACTCAGTTGACCCTACGTGTTTATAAAAGGAATCTGCAAAATCAGCAACTCCAGTTTGCTTTGCACGTTCAATAGTTTGTTTTTGTGCAGTAAGTATTTCTGCATTATCTGTAACAAATTCTTCTTTAATAGAATCAATATCAGATTTAATAGTCCAAACATTAATACTGTACCACGGGCTTTTCTTTTGTTGAGTATTGTAGGCAAATCTAAACTCGTATCGTCCCGGGAATGTCCAACTAACAATTACACCAGTTACACCGCCTTGTTCACAACGTTCTATAGTAGTACGAGCAATAGCGTCATTTCCGTAACCTGGCCATGCGACACATTCATCTGCACCCAATAAGGCTGTAAATGTGTTAGCAGGACTTTTTAGTTCACTTCCAAATACAAAACTATCTCCGGCTGCTATAATCATATCCAGGTTTCATCATGTTAATTTGTAATTGTTTATAATCAGAGTCTGACCAACAAAAATCATAAGTTTGACTTATGTCTCCCACTTCAATTTTATATATGTCTAAATGGTTTTTAAGTATTTGCCAAACTACTTCAGGGCTATTATTACCAAATGAACCGTCTAAGTCAATTTGTCCCATTGGCAAGTACCCAAGACTTAATGTAGGATCCGTGCAATCTTTATTATTTTTTTCTAGCCAAGCATAAAAGCCATCTAGTTCGTCGGTGTGCCACTGACACTCTTTGCCACCATATACTGTATCTCTGCCCCATTCTACATCAAACTCGCCACTATAGTATTTTAACTCATTGATAGCTTCGCATACTGTGTCAGTTAAGTTTGGTGCGTGTTCATCTCTATATACTTCAAATAGTGTTTTTCCTATTTGTGTCCAGTGCATATATACCCCGCCAAACACACGATCATATCCATTGGTAACAAACCCTTGACGATGTTCAAGTGTCAAGTTATGTCGTTGTGCTTGTAGAAAAGTAGTAATTTGACTAGGACGTATATACTGTGGTGTTGTTGCTTGTTTGCGCTGACTCAAACATAAGTTCTCCATCTCGTGACAGATGTTGTTTAGTTGACGTATAGCATACTTTGTTTCGTAGTCAGCCAGTTTGTAGTATTCGCTTAATCCCCACACCGTTCCCTGTAAGCGTTCAAAGTGATTATGCAACGTGTTCATTACACCGTGCTTAATGCCGAGGCCAAGGTTACTTTCATCCCAGCCTATAGGATATTCGTCTCCAAAGCGTACAGTATCAGGAGTAAAGTATTCTTCGATTACGTATGGCGTGGGCCAAATACCTTTACGATTAAATAAATTAATTTTATAAACAGCATCATTAAGTTCTTTACATAGATAGCCTAAATTACGTGCTGTATACGGAAATCCCATAAAGCAGAAATTCTTTTCTACAAGATTGCCACGCACAAGTAATGCCTTCAATGCGTTAACCCAATCTGTGGCCAGCTGAGTATCATTGGGAACTATTGTATAGTCTACTAAGTCATTTTTATCTAACGGATTACGTAATACTACTTTAATTGATTGAGTCATACCATTCCAGTGCGTCCGGTCTTAAAGACATTATGTCTCTAAAAGTATACACGTCTTTTCGAATTTTTTCAAGTTCTTGTATGCGAGCTTTGCCCTTACGTAACCCAGCTTGATATTCTGTGGGCCATTGTTCAGCAAAGGTGGGGCGGGTTTTAAGTTGGACCATTATGTCCCGAAGGGCACCGGGTTCTAAGCCGGCTACTATTTCGTCTACCCAAGGATGCAATACATCTTTAGGTAGTGCCAACGGAGACATAATTATGTCCGGACTAAAACTAAAAACTACTTTGGCTAGTACGTCTACTCCAAGTTCTTTTGCGAGCGTTTGTATCGCTTGTACTTCAAAGAGTCCTGGTGTAGTAAGAGTGAAATCCATACGGATTTGGCGGCGGTGTTGGCTATGCGTAATTCCTTCAATGAAGTTCTTAAGCCACTCATCAAAATTAAGACCTGATCGAATATACTCTCCAATTCGGCCCGTGCCGTCGATGCTTGCACAGATTTGCCAGTCACGTAGCCCAGATAGTATGTCCCTATACAGATTAATACCACGATAATTAACACGACTAAGATTTGTATTATACCTAGCGTAAACATTTTTTCCATCTCCAAGTTCTATAATCCGCTTCATGTATCGCCAATGCTGTTCATACATTAACGGCTCGCCTCCCACCCAATACACCTCTTCCACTCGGTGCTCTTCAACAGCAGTAGCAAACTCTTGCTCTACCTGGGTGTCTTGAAACTTTTCAATTTCTATTTTGACTTCAGGTTTCATCCAATTATTCTTTGGATTGTTCCAATCAATCATATTGTTTTGCCGTTGCTCGCTTTCCCAAGCACTGGACAACATATCCCCACACATTCGACATTTGAAGTTACACAGATTACTAAAACGGTAATCCCAGCTTACAGGTTTCATCGTGGTATAACCTGTAATGTCTGTACTCGCCATTGCGTCTAAGTACTTATTGCCAAATAGCTGATTAAAATAACTACGGTAAACATCTGTGTTTAATAGCTTGTCATTACATACTTCGCACTCGGGCAGGGTCTCTCCAGCCATCATGCGTTGACGTACTGACTTCATGTGTTTGCTATTCCAATGCTCATCTAGAGTAATTGGTATGTACTTGCCCGTGCCTGCTTGGGTGTCTATATATTGCTCAAAGTTTTGTGCATCTTCGCGGCTAGCACAGCACATACGACGTTCAGTCTGCGGACTTAGATACGTGTGTACCCAAGGTGCCATACATAGTGTTGCTGGCTTATTCATAACCCATTGCCCTGGCTATTTCAAGATGAGTATCCATGAAGTTTTGTTTACGGTAAGCATCTGTGCGTTGCATTTCAAATAAGAAACGTTTACCGTCACTGCCTTGACCAAGTTCAATAAACTTGATTACATTATCTATTTCTTGTTGATAATGACGACTAGTCCAAAAGGTTGTTTTTAATTTGTTAAGCACTAGTTCTTTAGCAGTAGGGGTCATATGTTGTATGTTCATATACTCCGGGCTGTGCATCATGTTAAAGTAAATGCTAGTCCACGGTTTAGTATCTGCCCAGGCGAGCAGTTCATCTAAGTAATAGACATTTTGTATATTAATAGTAAAACATAGTTGTGTAGTAATATTAGAAGCAAAATCAGTTCTTGCAAAATGAGTTTTGTCTATGTTTTCATTTACTTCTTCCCACTTTGCACCAAATCGTTCGTATTCAAATCGCTTGCCTACGTTATCTATACTAAATGCAATATCTACACGACCAAACTGTGCCCATAGTTTTGTGTAAGGCAACGGGTTTTGTGTACCATTGGTATTGTAATGTATATCAATGTTACGACTATATCCTTTGTCTGCCGCATATTGTAGCAAGTCAAAGTGTTCCTGAATCATCCAGGGTTCGCCGCCTGTAAATTCAAAGTACTTAATATTTGGTAACAATGATCGCATGTTATCCCAAAATGTAGTTGTTTTACGTGGCCAGGCGCCTTGCTTTAACCAAGTATATGCTAAATGCTTTTTCTTATCTTCGCCCGCTGGCAAGTAATTCATTTCTTCTGTGGCCCAACTGCTACTGGACCAAGAGCCGCATATACGACATTTAAGATTACAAATATTACCTAATTTTAAATCTACAAACCATAGCTGGTCAGGATTGTTGTTAGACCAATCAACTTCCTTGTATATTTCTTTTAATCTTATTTGACTGTTGATACGCTTACTGTCACGGCCAGCATCTTCTTCGTCCCAACAACGTTTACATGTCTTGGGCTTTTTACCAGCACGAAACTGCTCTCGTAAGTCTTGCATATATTTGCTATGGTACACAACTTCTAAATTTGTTTTGTTCAGGTCGTACTTGGCACCATTCTCATCGACAATTTCTTCGTCAGCAAGACAACAAGGGCGTGTAGTGCCCAATGGACTAGTCTCAACACTAATCCAAGGTAACATACAAATTGTATTAGGTAGCGTCATAATTCATTGCTCGTGCTATTTCTGGATGTGTTTCTGCAAAATTTTCATTGCGTAATTTGTCTAGTTGTTTCATCTTAATACGGAACGAAGAACCATCTGTACTCATTGCTCTGTTAATAAAATCAATTATTTTGTTAATCTCTGGTTTATAAATATTGTTAAATTTTCCATTTTTTAATTTTTCTATTACTAGCTGTTTGGCAGTATCGGTCATTTCACCAATGCTCATGTAACCAGGGAAATGTACTAGGCCAAAATGTACGTAATCAAATTTGTGCTGATCAAACCAATTGCATAATTCTTCAAGATAGTAGACATTTTGTATGTTTACTGTTGCGCTTATCTGAAGTTCTATGTGCGGCAAATGTTTTTTTAATGCTTGAAATTTTATTATGTTTGCATTGACCTTGTCCCAATCTGCTCCGGATCGTTCTAGATTAAATTGTTTGCCAATTGCATCGATACTAAATGCTATTTCAACACGTTTAAAATTTTTCCATAAGTCTTCTGCACCCTCTGGGAATATGGTACCATTGGTATTATAAAACAAGTGTTGATATTTACTATAGCCATTATCCACGCTATATTGTAATAGATCAAAGTGCTCTTGTATCATAAAAGGTTCGCCACCAGTAAAATCTAAGAATTTAATCTTGGGTATTATTGTATAAAGTTCTTCCCAGAATCCTTTACTTGTGCGAGGCCACTCGCCTTCAACCAACCATGTTTTCTGAATGCTATTTTTACGTTGTTCATATGGTATCTGCATTAAACTTTCTTGGGCCCACTTGCTACTGATCATTGGGCCGCAGATACGACATTTAAGATTGCAAATGTTACCCAGTTTTAAATCCAAATATAAAAAATGTACCGGATCTAGCGTAGTAAAATTTAACATTGGCAATATCATATTCATTTTATGTAAATGATTAAGACGTTTGCTAGTTTTTCCTACGGCTTCTTCGTTCCAACAGCGCCGACATCCTGCAGGTTTTTTTCCGTCAATGAACTCTTGTCTTAGATTTTTCATCCAGTCACTGTGATATATTTCCATGATACTATCTGTAGCAAGGTTATACGGAGTACCGTTGGGACGTTTGATAATATCTTCGCTTATACAACATGGTCTGGTTGTTCCGGTAGTATTTGCCGCAATACTAGACCAAGGCAACATACAAGTTGTTGGATGTTTATTTAATGCCACAGGTTTGATTGCACTCATATATTTTTCCAGTTGGAACAGTTTTGTCCCAGGATTCTTCAATTTTATTAAACCATGCTATTGCATGTTCTAGTCCGTACTCTATTGCGTTATTTTCCATTATTAAAGGTTTTAACTGTGCGTTACTTGGACGACTATTACTATGTAAAGGATAGTAGCCCAGCCAGCAACAAGGGTACACTTCGCCGTTGCTTGCTACATATACTTCTTGCATTTTTTTAGCATAGCAACTAATTTCTCTATTTTCAGTCTCTGACATAACTGCTATAGTAGGATCAGTTTCGTAATATTTGTAATTATTGTATAACTCATCAAAATTAGTTGATCCACGATAGTCGCCAATGGTATGACTTAATCTTTTATCTGATGTAAACACTGGCATAGTATTGCGTCCTGCATCAACTAAATCAAATCTACTAAATCCTAAGTCTCTACTTAAACGTTCACACTCATTGATTTGATGTTGATTATGATCAAATTTAATCATTGCCCATACTGCTTCTCCTCCAGCACGAATAAATTTTTGAGCATTGTCTAGTATAAACTCAAAGTCAGTATTTTGTCTATATAGTTGATGTGTATCACCCAATCCATCTAAACGAAAATATACGATTGGTTTAGACTTTGCCAGTCGTTCCCATATCTTTGGCTTAGCACTAGCATTGGTACTAATTTCCAAACTTAATTTAGGATTAGAATGTACAATGTATTCAACAATTTCTACGCCATCTCTAGCTGTAACAAAATCGCCATAGTTGCCATTGATTTTAAAATTATCTAATTGTTGCAGGAACTCCGCACTGAATACTTCTTTAAATTCCTCTAGTGACATATCTCGCACAGGATACGTGTCAATGATATCTACACCACGGTAATTGCGTAAGCAATCGGGACAAGCCGCATTACATCTGGAACTAATTTCTAAATGTATGCTACGTAAATCTTTATAGTTAAGCATTTAACGCTGAGAACTCCGGGAAGGTAGACCAAAAATTTTCACTACGTAAATCATCTAATGTTTTAATTTCTTGTACAAAACGTGGCCATAAGTCACTGCGGTCATTTGCAGTTAGGAAGTTTAAAATACTTTGGAATCCTACTGTAGCACGACGTAGTTTATCCTGTGGGTCTAACCACTTGATATGTTTTTGATATGCTGGAATAATAACGTCTTGCTTGAACCATTCAGGGAAAATATCAATGCGATACCACTCAGGACTTTGGCAAATATTAATATTAAAATCCTTAGGTTCAATTAACCCTAGCTCTACCCACTCTCGATGAAAGTCTAGTATATGTAGAATATTCATAGCACTAACTGTAGCACTAATGTAAAAGTCTACGTGTGGTACTTCTGTCATCATACGTCGACGATTGTCCACTGCCTGTGCCCAGTCTGTGCCTTTACGTATTAGTTCGCCACGAGCATAGCTACCGTCGAGGCTGGCTCCTACATTTACTGTTTCAAACTTTTTCCAGTAATCAAATACGTGTTTGTCTTTGTAGCGCATTTCACTGAAGTTTGTATTGTAGATTAATCTACAATCTGTTTTATCTTGTTCTAGTAACCGGTCTAATAGGAAATAATGTTCCTTCATGATCAATGGTTCGCCGCCAGCAAAGTATACTTGTTCCAAGTTAGGAATGTGCGGTTCCATTTGTTTTTGTATAGTTTCTTCGTCGCCGGCCGCATACTCTACACGTAACATTTCTCGACCTAGTACATCTGGCTTGCGGTTGTATAGTTTGACATGATCGTTATACCAATTGCTACTAAAAATAGGACCGCAGGTGCGACAACTAAAATTACATAGGTTACTAAATCTAATATCCCAGTAACGGATTTTAAACTCGGGGTGTGTGCCATCTTCATGTGTTAGATCAACGTCCTTAATAAAATGTCCTTGGTTTCTGTTTGCTTCGTTACGCATACTAAAGAAACCGTTTTCTTCTTGCTCATAGCACTTGGTACATTCTGTACAAGGCCGGTCTTCAAGCATGTTCTTACGCATGGTTTTGTAACCATCTTGGTTCCAAACTTCTTCCATTGTGTTTTTGCGTAAGTCGCCAATTGGATGCCAGTAGTCTGCTAAACAGCAAGGGTATGTGCGCCCGTCGGGAAAGGCATGCATATGAGTCCATGGCAAGATACAAAATGTCTTGCTTTCTGTTAGTCGTTCTACTTGTTTTTCTGTTAGGTCTTCTGCATCTATGTAGTAAGGCATCTTACTCATATAATCGTAACCTTTTTTATAAAATGCTTTTTGACGTTCTGCTTTATCTGTCATATTGAATTATACCATTCGGTTAATGAGGGAAACGCTTGTGTAAAGTTTTTGTTCCGTCGTTGGTCGTATTGTGTATAGAACTGTTTAAAGTCTCGTTGTAAGACTGATTGTTCTGCGGCACCCATGTGTGGAGTTTTAACTACATCTAAATAATCTATCAGACGTTGTAGTTGATTAAGTTCAAACTGATGTAGTAACGGATTCTTGCTGTTATTATCAAACCATGCTTGTAGGCGTAGTTTGTATTGGTGGCGTATTTCGTCTGGGAGTACTAACGGACTTTGAAAACTTGGAAAGCGTAATATATTTAGCGAAAATGTAGGATAGTCTTTTCCGCACAAGTCTTTCCACTCTAAACATTGATCCAGGAACTCAGGTAAACTATCTAAGCATAGTGCATTAACGGTACACATCATATGGAAGCCTTCTATATTACCGCGTTCCAATACTTTATCTACATTACCGGTCCATTTATCCCACACTAGGCCATCGCGAATATATTCACTTTGAATACCCACTGCTTCATTGCTTGTGTACAAGTGAAAGTGTTTAAGGCTATGTGATGCATCAATTAAACGATCTATTAAGTCATCCTTTGCACCAAGGTTACTATTCATAGCAAACCGCATGTCTGGATTAACTCGATTATCGTTGTTCTTGAACCATTCTAATAGCTTCCACGTGTCTCCCGACATAAGTGGCTCACCGCCGGTTAATCTTAGCTCCAGTAACGATCTATGAAGGTCAGATTCCCACCACTTAAAGAACGCCTCAACATAAGGATTATACTCACCAAACTTGTAAAGCTGACTACTACCATGGCTATGAGTAAAATGATTCCTGCCGTCTGAAGTGAGGCCGGTAAAAGGTCCATTGGTGTCAATATCTTTAACCCAAGTGCTACTGAAAGCAGGGTTACAGTAACTACACCCAAAATTGCATGTGCGATCAAAAGCAATTTCAAGCGTTCGTAAATCCACATCACTGCTGGCTGGCTGAGCATACGCTGTCTCCAATTCTTTGTCTGTATATATAACTGTCTTATAAACGCGATCACTAATGTTATCACGTCCTATATCTTCTATCTTCCAGCAGTACTCGCATCCGCTGGGTCTTTCTCCCTTTTGCATCTGCTCACGTTCCATTTTCTTTTTTTGCGTATTATGTAACGCCTTTGGATTATGTGCAAGATCTTCAACATCAATGGCATGTGGCAACGGGTGATGACAACTTGTAGTTTGTCCACTACCTAACCATATCGTGGCATTGTACCATTTGGCTCCGCAGAATGACTCCGACTTAATGTCGATTACCCTGCGTTTATATTCTATATCTGTTTCGTTTTTAATTCTGGGCATAGTATCGGCATTCATCCCAAAACTCTTTCATCTGCGGAAAGGTTTCTAGGAAATTAGTATTGCGACGTTTATCATGTTCATTGAAGAATCTGTAAAAGTCTGCACGTTGCAGTTTAACATAGTCTGGATCTAAATTGCAACCTTCTTTCATCCAATCTATGTCTCGACGCATACGCTGTACTTCGTAATCTTTAAATCCATGAAACGGATCATCTGCTGTTTCTAAATTAAGTTCCATCCAGTCAGCTACACGTTCTAAATGTTTAGAATATACTGGCGGCAGTATTTGTAAACTTTGCCATTTAGGCTGACGTAACAAGGGAGTATCAAACCAAACACGTTGATAGGTTGTGCTGTGTTGGCGACGCAAATCTAATATCCACTCGAGTTGTTGTTGTAGGCCTAGTACACTTAAATTATTCATTGTGATAATAAATGTAAGACTATTACGATAAGGTATCTCAGTTAAGAAACGCTGTACATTGTGTGCTACTCTTTTGTAATTTAGTCCATTGCGAATATATTCTGCATGGTCTGGTTTCCCGCTATCTAAACTTACATACTGCATGAAGTGTTCAATTTGTGTATTACATAGATTCTTTACATAGCCCATGTATTTTTCAAATAATGAATCTTCTACACTAAAGTTACTAGTAACATCTAAATGCAGTTCAGGATTAGGTAATGCCAACACGTAGTCAAATACTCGATATGTATTTTTATCCATAAGTGGCTCGCCACCAGTCATGCGGAAATGTTTTAGTTTTGGATAAAGGGTTGGAAACCATTCCCAAAATGCATCGACGTAAGGATTAGGTTGGGAATGTGGTATAGGCCTATTGCGCCCAGTAAAATGACTAGGATCATTATGTATTGTGCTTGTCGGGAAACCGCCAAACTTGTCCATTTCCGCTTGCCAACTTGAACTAAATTGGGGACTGCAATAACTACATTTAAGATTACACGCATGATTAAAGTTAACTTCGACGTACGACGGAACAACGTCCGTTTCATTACCGGTGCTTGATCGAATAAGTTCATAATCTTCTGCCGCCCACGGCTCTCCTGATCTATAATGTCTATCGCTTAGATTTCCTAAGTCTTCTTGGGTCCAACAATAACTGCATTCGCTAGGACGTTCGTCTTTTAACATAATAACACGTTGAGCTTTTTTATGCTCTGTGTTATGTAGTGCGCCCGGGTCATCTTTTAATACACTAGCATCAATTTGATGTAGTGGCGGATGATAACAACTATTATTTAACCCTGTAGGTAAATGTAGGCTGACTTGCTTCCATTTGGCTAAACATAGCCCGTGCCCTAATTTTTCTTTCATCTGCTCTGCGGCAGACATAAAATCTGATTTACTCAAAATCTGTTAACCTTACCTGTTGGTTTCCATAGTCGTTTAAAATCCGTACCCGATAGTATCGCTGTGTTTACATCGTTAACCCATGCTCTAGTTTCCTCAGGTATATAAATGTCTGTTACACGATCTAGATATTCTAAATGCTCTGCTGGTAGTAGATGTGTATTAGTGCGCGATAATAACTGTTTAGATAATAAATGGTCTTCGTCTATTTCTAAACGCACACGCTTTTCTACACCTGTCCAATCTTGTTGTTCAAATGTTTTCCAAGTTGGCCACGCATCACCTTTGACTGTATTATAATACTGTTCTAGCATTACTAAGTCCTTAACACCAGGACGACTATACCAATCAAATGCAAATACAACTTCAAACACACTAGGTGCTATATTTTGTATGTCCTCTGAATAAAGACTAACAATCTTGGTGTCCATGCTAAACACCCTAAAGATATTGTCATCCGGGACATTAAGTGGAACAGTACTAAAAAACTTATATGTGCATCCTATAGATTCTAGTATAGATCTGACTGCTGATACATGTGCCATGTCTCTAATCAAATATCCAGTTGGATCAGCATACTCGCGAACAAAGTCTTGGCTGTATATAGTTTGATTATATATGCTACCTGGGGTAATCCAACCTTGTCCTTTAACATAACGATCTTCTCTACCAATGTTGGTCCACATAATCATTACTGTGTCGTCTTTGGTAATAGTGTTACGTTTAATTGCTTCCATAACACTATAAAATATAAAACTATTTCCGGCTCCCGGTAATGCCCAATTTTGATATTGATCATATTCTCGTGCTAGTATATCTGCCCAGGTCGGCCAGTTACAGCTAGTAGCACTACATCCAAAAGCGAAGAATCTTGTTGTCATTTTATATCTTTAAAAGTTTCCACAATTTGTTGCGGTTTTAATCGAAGGAATGTGGTATAGTTATGATCCAGTACAGGTTTCATTTCCTCTAATTTACTTATTAATTCGCCTGGGCTCCAAGAACTTATTGTTGATACCAGCCCTATAATAGACTTTATTCTATCAGTGCCATATAGGTCGTCATAACTTTCGTCCCAAAAATCATTAAAAGTTTTAAATCCCAGGCGTCGCATATTGGCAAGATGTCCTCGGCCAGCGGCTGTGATAAAAGGTCGACGTGCCAGCATGGGGCGCCATGTTTTTTCTGTGCAAAAGAATACTTCACCTGTTAAATAACTTTCATGTACTATATCTACAAAAATGTCATTGTAGTATTGTAATATGTTTAAATTGGCTGGCAACTGTATAGGATAATGATCGGGCTGTTTAATATGTGTGGCACATTCGGAGATAAATTCTTTGTCTTCAGGAATAACTCTGGGACATGTTTGCAAGAACTCAATCACTTCCGGTAACACATCACATCGACGTTTAACTAAATCTTCAAGTCCAATGTAATCTACCTTGGTAGTATCTTTGGTTAGGTAATTGGTACCTAGGCCACCATGGAATGTCTGGAATGATTTGTTGGCATATTGATTATGTAATACTGCGGCTACCCATAGTCGGTTCCAGTTTGCTTTACCAATAAAATGCCCAAAATGTTTTGTAGGTGTATATGTATAAGTTATTGTATTGTCCCACAACCATTTGTGAATTATGGGCAATTCAAACCACGATTCTATGATTCGTTCTATTTTGTATTCGGGGTGGCGTTCAATTATATTTCCAGTGCGTATTGTGATATTGGATTTAGGATAATCATTACGTTCGCAAAAATTATCTAAGTACCAATACAAGCCGTTTCCTTGAAGACTGCTGGCCTCGGGTGCTACTGTGATCAGTGGGAGTGTATTGCTACGAACACATTCGTACAAATACATTATTAATAGATCTTTTCTCCAGAATTTGTTATCGTTAATTCCTACTTGATGCCATTTATATGCCGAATCATTCAATGTATGTTACCTCTGTTGTATATTTACGTTCCAATAATAAACTATGATTATGTTCTAGTATGGGTTGCATGCCAGCGTACATGTCTTCTAATTCTATTGTAGATTTACATGCTATAGTATCAATTAAGTCAAGTATCTTTATATATCTATGTAGTCCACTGTGCCCGTCGTATCCCTCGTCCCAAAAATCATGAAATGTACGAAATCCTAGTTGGCGTAAATGTATTAAAAATGATGTAGGTCCCATCACAATGAATGGTTTCTTTAACAGCATGGGTCGTATAGTTTTTTCTGTTGGGAAAAATGTTCTGCCAGTTATAAATGTTTCTGCCACAATATCGATTAAGAAATTAGAATAAAATTTAGCAAGTTGATCTGTATGTACTTGCGTTGTTACTCCGCATGTGTATCCATCTGCATCTTCTAATTGCTTGGGCAATTGATTGTATATTGACATAAAATTTTTAACAGATTCTGGATGTGCTAAAAATAGTTTATCCAGTTCAAAGTGTCTGCGTTGATTTTCACTGCCAGGATCATATCTAACATTTACTGTAGACTGTGCTGGATAGCAAGCAAGCAAGTGGCTAGCTAATCCAATTCTTGACCAAGTTGGTCTATTATAAAATGCACCGTATACAGTATTTCTGTTCCAGTGCTGATATTGGCTGTAGTCAGTATCTAGCGGTACTTGCAAGAATCTAAAACGCTGTTTAATTAATGCGATATTATATTTAGAATGTATTTCTACAACATTATCTGTTACAATAGTAACTGACAAAAAGTTAAACATGTCTAATATATCGTAAACCCCTAAACTAGATAAACAAACACCTTCAGCATGTGTTTCTATTGTGATATGTTGGCCCTGGCGATTTACTAAAAAGCTAAGGAACTCTTTATAATTCCAAATTAGTGTGTCATTGAGGTCTAATGTAAATCTATTCATAATAACTTAATTATTTCTTGTGCATAGTACTCGTGCGCTTGTGGCCCAGGGTGTACACCGTCGGGGTCAAACCAATTATTTTCTCGTACAATGGCCTGCAAATCAATTTCATATATGTTGTCCCAATCTAATAGATTATATAAATGGTCGTATCTATCAAACTGTCTAAATTGTCGTGCAAACGTAAACAAGTACGGTTGGTTAATACTTTTTAAAAATCCTTGCAAGCTAATTACACGCATTAGGTTAGAATATATTTGTTGCCATCTATCTGTGTATTTGTAATAACCATGAAATGCTTCTTGTAATGCTGTGTCCTTATCCTGGTTAACAAACCCACAGCCAAATATCCAGTCTTTTTCTACATAGTCTTGATCATTGACTGGATGTAGTACTTTACTGGGCCAGTCGTTTTGTTCTGATTGATATTTAGAATTGTAAATAGTTCCTGAAAATAAATTTACGTTAGTTATTTTATAGTCAACTCGATCAAACGGAGACCACATGATAATTACGCGATTGTATGTTCTCTGAGCTAGTTCACTAATGGTAGTTTCTTGTATGTAACTGTTGCCACACCCAGCTACGCTTAGGTTAACTAAATCACATCCAAGTTGTTTTTGTAGTAGTGTAGGCCAACCGTGCTCACCTCTACTAAAACTACTACCATTTACCAGTATATTCATTCTCGTACCATTGGTCCTACATTTTTAAATTGACTTTTGTAATGATGCTTAAAGAACTTACTTTCAGCCGGATCCATATCTACAATAGGTAAACCTAAACGTGTGCGTAACATGTTCCCGATCTCTGTGCAGTTCTCAGGGCGATCATCATTGCAATAGTATTCATCCCATAATCCTTTTAGAACATCGAAGTCTTGTACTTGTCGATAGTCCCAGTCTTTTAACATAGTCAGATATGTACCAATTCTTGCGCCATATATGGCATAAAATCCGTTGTCTGTATCTGCACCAACTGACTGCCAAATACACAAATTATCGTAATTGCGATTATGTACACGTTGTTCAAAGTCTGCCATATTAGGCTTGGCACCACGATCTAGGCACATCTTAACACCTTCACGGAATCCGGCACGCCATGCTTGAAATGGTGTAGCGTTAGGGTAGGTAGTTGAGTAACAATCATTCATTGACCAGTAGTTGGGATAAAAACAAAACTCTACATCGTTTGCCGCTGACCCATCTGTATTTTCATGGGTACGCATATTGTAGATAAACTCTTTAGTCCAACAGCTCATTCCACCATTGCCGTACATAAGTCCATTTATAGAGTTCCTAGCTTTCCAGCGAAAGACACAGCTTCTATTAGAGTCGGTGAGTTCGAGTTGTAAATTAAAGAAATCAGGATCAGGGATATTATCTCCGTCAATAAGTACAAAGCGATCAGTATCGCTTGCATCGGCAGCGGCCTTGTGTGCCGCATCAGATCCTTTAACACCATCCACACGTCGTGCCCAAGGCACCATGTTTTGAATTTTAATCCAATTGGTTTCTTTATTAGGTTCGTCATAAGTTAAAAAGATGCAGTCTAGGTCTGCAACGTCAATTATTTGTTTTTCGCTCATAGTATTCTATTTCTGTATATGTTTCTGTGGGTAACAATGCCAATGCGGCAATACCTTTTACTACCGGTTGTCCTTGTGTGCCGCGTCTTAATCCGGTTTTAAATTGTATTCTTGTATCTATTTTAATTAACTTGTTATCACGTACTCTAAGTAAATGCGTATTTGCTTTATAAAATAAATCAGGGTCATCTAAGACAATATAGTTAGTTCCTTCTGGATGTGCATGTTCGGCAAACATAGTAACCATACCTTGTTCATTGTAGTACAATCGGTATTCTTTAACAGGTGCAGGCTTGTTAATTAAAATATTAAGTTCTTCTGGACTCATACCAATCTTTCATTTCTGTAGTCGCAAAATCTTTTTCGTAATAGTGTAAAGGACTTAATTGATTAATGTTTCCGATTCGGATCATGCCTTGATCAAACTCTTTAAGGTATATGTCAGTTACACGTTCTGTTTCTTCAAGCCCGTTAATAGCCGGTTTTAAATGTACAAAATTTATAAAGTCCATGCTAGGCATAGTACATACATCTTCGCCAATGAGTCTGGCAGTTATGGCATACAATACATCTGTACTTGGTGCATCTTCCCTACAGTTTTTAAGTACATTATCACGTAAATATTCCCAATTGGATGCAATAGTTCTAGCCGTGTCAAAGAATTGTTTAGCTTCTCTGCTGAATCTAAAATACATTAGGCCATTATATACATCAGGTAACTTATTATCATCAAACAGTTTGCGATATGTACGTACATGAGATCGATGTCCTCGGTAGTCTCGACATCCAGTAGACAATACAATATTTCGTAATCTAAATGCAGTCCACCAGTGCTCAATCGATCGTGTAAACAATAAATCGCTTTCTAATTTAATTGTTTCTTTAAAAGGTGTAAGATAAAAGACTTGCCATTCATTAGCCAATTTCCAATTACTGGTAGGCTCATTATAATCCATGGGCAAATCAATGATATAATCAAAAACGCTACGATGAATTTCATTTACCTTTTCCTTTGTTTGTGCATCTACAATTACAGCATACTTGGCTGTCTTCTGTGTAGCTTTGATGTTTAGTGCTTGTACGTATGCAAGCTCTAAGTAGTCTACTGTGTCGGTATTTTGTGCAAAGGTAACATACCCTTGTTGTTCTTTATGCTGTGACATTGGCTATAAATTTATCGAAGTTTTCACTTTGTAAGTATTTCTTGCTCATTACATGCAAATTCATTTTTGGTATTACGTAAGCGGCATCTCTATCTTTAATGATTAGCTTATTATCTCGGGCTTCTATGCTGTCAATGGTTTGTGTTACATTTACCATCCAGCCGGGTATACCAAAATCATTGCGTACCCTGAATCCATTTAATATAATATCAGCTATAGCAAAAGCATAATCATTTCTATAGGTTCTATTTGGTATGTTAAACAATTCTCTATAATAACTGTAATTTTCTTGTATACGTTCTATTAGATTAAAAAACATTTCAGCTTTGGGAGTGCGCCTGAATGCAAATACAGTGGCCCATACATACGGCAAGCTGTGTTTACCCATTAATGGCGGCATGTGTTCGTCATTTAATGAACGTGAATGTCTTTGTAACAAATAGTCCCAGGATATATCAAATATGTCTAGCAAACTATCGTCCTGCACTAGATAGTCAACATCAATTACTAATGTTTCATCATATGGGCTTAACTTGTACGCACTATTGCGACCAACGTTTTTCCACTCAACAGTTAGACCAGTGTCAACATCGGTGCGAGTACTAAATCTTGCATACTCGGCAATACTTTCTTCCGTGATAATAGTATACGGTAATCCTAATACCTGTGAGGCAAGCGGAACTGTTTTGTTAGCAATAGCAACATAATCGGTTGTGCCGGTATTAACAGCAAACGCAACAATGCCTCTAGATTTTTCTGAGTTTTTTAATTTCTGCATGTTCTTGATGCCACCGGTTCATTACTTTATGATAGTGTTGTTGTGCCATTACTAAAAATACTTGCTTGTCTACTTCAATTGGATTATGGTACGTGTCTTCCAGGTACAATTCATCAATTGGCCAACTTTGTACAAAGGCCAATAGTTCTGGCGTGACCCGGAACAAGCCACCGTTGTGTGCCAAATGTAGATCAGTCAAGATCTTTTCACGTAGTATTTCTTTATTTGTTTGGTAGTCAGTGGCAAGCCGTACTTGCTCAACAAGTTGATTGATATCGGTCATAGTGTTATATAGAAAAAGGGCGTAGTATAGTTTACACTACCTACGCCCGATTGTCAACTAATTTGAATAATTAGATTATACTGTAGCGGCAGCGATAGTAACTGTGCCCCACGAATTAGTTAAGTTGGTTGTTTCTGGAGGAATAACGTTGATACTTTGGGTAATTGTTACACCAAACGAATCGTCGAAACCAAATGCACCGTTATAGTCAGTACCCGAATTGGATGTAACTGTGGTCCAGAATGTTACAGATGTTCCGTTGTCAAGTTGTCCACCTTGGAATCCGTTAGTTTTGTATTGGATGTAACCAGTGTCAGCTGTGTAGTTGGTTACAGTACTTGTCATGGTCACTAAAGTAACGTTACTAGTAGGCATTGTTGGGTTTGCTGTCCAATAACCTTTGGCAGTATCGTTAGTTCCTAATGTACCACCAGAACCAGTGCGTCCGCCGTTTGTGTTAGCACCAAAGGTAGCAACACCAGCCATGAAGCCTAACATACTAACAATTTCATTGGTACGAGCAGTTGTACTTGAAAGTTGTGCGCCGCTTACGTTGTAAGTTAACTGACCGCCTGCATTAAAGAAATAACGTGCTTGGTCTGCGCTGGCAAAAGTTGCAGTTAATCCAACGCTACGTGTAAGTGATGTACGTGCAGTAGCAGAGCTTGGAGGATTTGATCCAGGGTTACTAATACTTGCCGACCAAGTTGCAGTAATAGCCGAACCATTAATTGTAGTTCCGCGAGTAGCTGTAGTTAATGCATTACTGTATGCTGTTGTAATTGCGCCAGTTAGTGTACCTAAATATGAAATTGTGTTACCAGTAGTTGGTAATGTGATACCAGTGCCGCTACCGCTTTGATGAACAAGCATACTGTTTACAGTACCAATCAAGGTCGACCATTGTGTAGCTGTAACTGTTGCCGCGGCACTGACTGTACTTAATGCAGTTTGACCGTATCCACGTGGACCGTTACCTACTGCCCATGTGGTGTTAATAGTGTTAATAGTACTACTAGGACTAGAACCAATTAAAGTATTGTAGTCAGAAGCCTGTACAAGGCCGTATTGTGCATAACTCATAAATTTACAATCCTATTTTTTATATAAAGTATTTATCGCTAAACCACTTTTTATGATATTTTATTCTTCAAATCATTAACTTCTGCACGTAACTCTTTGATAGCTTCAATAATTAACGGAGCAAAACGCTCGTATTGTACAGTTAGGTACTTGTCATCGATTGGTGCAGGCTTAACAATCTCGGGTGCTACTAGTTGTGTTTTTTGGGCACTAATACCCATTTCACGCTGAACTGTATAACCTAAATCTTGTGCAGTTTGATTGGCTTCATAATAGAACCCTTCTAAGCTACATAATTTGTCTAGAGCATTTTCAATTTTTCCTAGACGAGTTTTTAATCTATCATCAGAATAGTAAGCAACAATGTTGTCTGTGGCACGAATTATACCGGCACGTAATTCGCCTGTGGTTGCTGTTGCCGCAACACCAATTCCTAGACTGTTTACTTGGAAGTTGGCGCCGGTATGTATATTCTGTGGTGTGGCCAATGTTGGTGCGTTTTGTGCGCCAGTAACAAGAATTTGATTTGCCGTGCCGTTGACACCAACGACCGGGCTACCAGTAAATCCAATTGTAACTGTTCCACCCGGTACCATTGTGCCAGTTACTGAAATTCCTGTGCCGCCTACCATGTTGATATTGCCGCCGGAAACCAATGCGGTATTTGGAATATTAGTAAAGTTTGCGCCACGTAATGTTGGGCTAGAGTTTGCGGCAACGTTCTGATTTAACAAGATATTTGTTGTTGCAACAATGGTATTAGCACCGTTATTGACACCGGTTCCGCCATAATATGGTTGAACGATTGTACCGCTCCATGCACCGGAAGTAATATTTCCAATTGAAACTAGGCCCGTTGCAGAAGTAATGCCAGGTTGTGCGGATGTATTCAGTGTACCAGTTAGTACCGTTGCTGTATTACCAATTTGTGCGGCTAATACTGTTGGTGTAATAACATAGTTACTAGCAGATAAATTACCAGTAATTATTACGCTACCGTTGGCAGTAGTAGTACCAGCAGTAGATAGCGTTGTAAACGCACCTGTATTGGGTGTAGCATTACCAATTGGGGTACTGTTAATACTTGAGAATGCAACTGCTCCGCCCTGTGTGGCAATTTCAGCATTGTTATAATATGCACGACCAGTAATAACGGTATTTCCTGTTGCATTTAAATTTTGCACTACACCAAGTGTGGTAATATTTGGTTGATACGCTGTAACTATTGTACCTTGGTAACTGGTAGCAAGGAACGCTGGTGCAGAAACAGAACTGGTTGCTGAAACCGTTGTTGCCAATACGTTACCGTACAGGTTACCAGTAAAGGAACCATTTAAGTTTGTTGCATTTACTGTACTTGCGGCTACAGTTGTGGCATTTAATGTTACTGCATTGACTCCGCCAGTGGCATCACGTTGAACTAATGTATTGTTTGTTGGGTTTACATCTTGTGTATTTAAACCCCATACCGGACTTGCCTGGGTACTAAAATTAATACCAGCGCGGATAATTGGGAAGCCGTACAATGAACTTGCAAAAGCGTCTTTGGATATAATAGCGTAGATTGTTTTGTTAAAAACAATTTGAATTACAACGTGGCTGGCGCCGGAGGTGTCTGTCATTATTTCTGGGAGAGCACCAGTAATGCCGGTAGCTGGAGTTGATACTGGGCCAACTGTGATCCAGTTTGAACCAGACCATACGTTTAACTGACTGTTGGTGGTGTCAAACCATAAGTCACCACCCAATGAACTGGTGTCTGCCGGTGGGTTGTTGTGTGTGGCACTGGTAGCACCTGTAGAAATCTTCCAAGATACACCAGTATAAACTCGTAAAATTTTATTATTTGAATCCCACCATAGTTGTCCTTGTATAGGATTTGGCGGACTTGCTTGGTTAGAGAAATTCTCTAACATGTGAACCAAGTTATCGTTTAAAAAGGTTCCGTAGTTGGCATAGTTTTTTCCAATTAATATAATACTACTGTGCGAATTGTCAACTGTGCCGTCGGACAGCCCGCCTGGGACCAGACTTGAGCCATTAGTTAGATTAATTGTATACGGCATTTAAAGAACCTTGATTAGTTGTTATATTTATCACGTTTTTAGAACATCTTTTGTATGTAACACAATGCGTAGTATGGTGGCAATATACCAAAACTTTGTCCTGATCCTGTTGCACCTATATTACCTGTAACAGTCAATGAGTGATTGTGTGTTGCGGCCTGTGCTAGACTGATATTTGTTACTGCACTCTGCGTTGTTGTAATCAAAGCACTTTGACTACCGTCGTTTCTACCAGTTTGTCCTGAATTTGTTGCAGTTTGATACCCCGGAGACATTGCGTGAGCATGTCCTGGATCAATAACTGTATGATTATGTGCGCCGCCTTGGTCGGTTGCACCAGTTAATGTTGCCAAGTGCGTATGGGAAGGTAAATTTCCAGTTGTTAATGTCACTGATGTTGTACCACCAACGTTGCCCGGTGTGTTCCATGTGCCCAATGTGGCTGTTGCGCCAACTATAAATTGACCTTGTAAATTTGGAGTTCCATTGCTTCCATCGCATAACTGCCACCCTGTTGGGATAGTTGCATAAGAACTGTTCCACATCACAATCATTCCGCGTGGGAATACACCCTGTACAAAGGCTGTGGTTGCAGTAGCAGTACTACTGTCAAAATACACTTTGGTAGTTGCTGTAGAATTTATTAAGTTAGCATTGGTAAATGTATTGTTTAATCCACTTACGTTAGATACGTTTCCACCGCTTACTGTTACGTTAGACGATGCAAAATTTGTTATGTTGCCGTTGGTCGATGTTAAGTTTGTTAAACTAGTTGCGCTACCACCAGCAATTAATACATTACCAGTTGCAAGATTTGTAGTTTGCACAGAAACTGCAGAAAATCCGCCAATATTGTTTATGCTACCGCCGGATATTAATACGTTACCGGCACTGAAATTTGTAAATGTACCGCTTGTTGCTGACAATGCGGTTGCGTTAGTGTGACTACCATTAATTAATTGAGCATTGCCACTAATAAAATTAGTTGCTGTTAAATTAGTTACGCTTAGACTTGCTAGTCCAGCAATGGTTCCGCCTGCTACTACAAGATTTGATACACTTAAATTAGTAGCGGCTAATGTTGTTGTAGCAAGATTTGTTAATGTTGCATTGTTAGATGTTAAACTAGATAATCCAGTTACATTTCCGCCAGTTACTGAAGCATTACTAGAAGTTAAATTAGTAATACGTCCGTTTGTAGAAATAACATCGCCATTTAATGTACCAGTTACCGTTGTAGCTGTCACGTTACCAGTTAAATTGCCTGCAACATTGCCAATTACATTGCCTGTAACATTGCCAATTACATTGCCTGTAACATTACCTATAACACTACCAGTTAATGAACCAACTACATTTGAATTAAATGTCGGCCCTGTTATAGAACTATTAAGTGTAATACCAGGATTAATATATGTAAACCCAGACATTGTGGGACTTGGCAAAAATGGTAAATCGGTGCTAAATGTAGCAACAATAGTATTGCCAAACTGTAATTGTAGTATATTGTGTGTTACGCCACTGATACTACCATCAGCTACTGTGGCAGGGATTGCTCCACTAACGCCTTGTAATTTTGTATATGCTGGGCCAACTAAATCAAATATACCAGCTGAAGAAATATACAACTGATTGGTGCTGTTATTAAAGAAAACATCGCCATCTTTTTGTGTAACCGGAAAGCTACT